TCCAGCGTTTGATCACGCTTACGAAGAATCCATGACACTGCAACGCATTGATGCAAACAGGAAGAAAGCAAAAAATGAAACACCAAACACAGATGACGTTCCCCGTCGAACTCACTTTTGAGGTGCTGCCTATTATGGAGGTGGAAGGTGTGGAATTGCCTGCTCAGATCGACATCACCAAAGCGCTTCTTACTATCGTCGGACCTGGGGGTAAGCCTCGCCAGGTAGATATCCTCAAGACCTTCAGCGAAGACCAGGTCATGCTGTGGGAAGACCAGATCATTGAGGCTTACTACGATGAAAATCCTGAGGTTTGAACGCAACAATGAGGCTGTTGCCTGGGCGAAGAAAGTCATTGGCCTTGATGGCGTGACAGGCGATGTCACGACGGTAAGCCTGGTGGATGACGCAGGGAAATTTGTGGCAGTCACAGTATTCTCCGCCTACACGGGAACCAATATCGACATGCACATAGCGGCACGGCCAAAGAGTAACTGGGTCTCTCGCAGTTACTTTCGCGCATCGTTCGAGCTGCCATTTATGGTGCTTGAAGTGCCACGCGTCACGGGACTTATCCGTGCCGAAAACCTCAGGGCCCAGCGCTTTGTAACGCGCCTGGGCTTTCAGTACGAAGGGCGCATGCGCAAGGCCTTCCCCGACGGTGGAGACTTGACGCTGTATGGGCTGCTTCGTGAAGACTATTTAAAACACCCATGGAGTAAACATGAAACTAACGGAGAGGCTGCGTTATCTAGCCGAGAAAGCTGACTGCTCAAGACATGTGATGGCACTGTTAGAAGAAGCAGCAGTGCGCATTGAAGACCAGCGACAGTGGCGCGATGCGTGGTTAAAAGCAGAAAGAAAAGTAGAGTTGTTGACAAGTGAATTGAGTATGCTAAGATCGGAGCGTCTCAACAGAAAGAAGAAAGAGCAAAATGATTGAATTGCAAACCACCCGGGCCGATGAGGTCTACAAAGAACTTGCCTACACAGGGAAGTATTTCAACACGGGCAAAGTTCTCATGGGCGTGTCTTGCGAGCCACGGCCCAGGCCCCTCACCCACAGCGAAGAGCTTGTTCAAAGCGCTCTTCTCGCGGACGGAAAACCACGGATCACGGCTGGAACGTGGGGCTACGCGGCTCTCGTGGCAGTTGCGGTTGTTGGCGTCATCGTGGGGCTCAACACATGAGAAAGCGCAGCAAGTACCGGCCCAAGCCCATTCTCCAAAGCCCAATGGATTACGTTCTCTCCGGATTCAAGCCTGTGCGAGAACTGCCGGGCATCTATCTTGACGCGCAGCTGAAGAACCGCACCGCACTGGAGCAGGTTCGCAAGGGCCTGGCCGCCAAAGAAGACATCGATATGCTGATCGGAGCTTTCAACATCACTGAAGCCTTGGCCATGAGCGGCATGGGCCGCGACTGGATGGAAGAGATCAGACAAGGACAAGACGCACTGCTGGAGCTTTCCCGCAGAGGCGTCGCACGGGGCATGAGGTTCATCATGACCGCCAAAGAGTGGGAACTGCTCAAGGTGGTGATGGACCTGCATGAGGAGCAGCTGGCGCAGGCCACTGTTCACGACATCGAGAAAGCGCACACCTTTGTCCACCGGGTCCTGGCCCAGGGCAAGGCACGCGCCATTGTTCAAACCATGAAGGAAGAAGCATGACCAAGTCAGACAAGATCAGAGAATATTTTAGCAAGCACCCCAACGCCGAGGTGGCCAAGGTGGCTGCCAAGTTTGAGGCCTCAATGCCTTTGACGTACAAGATGCGCAAGCGGTCCTTGGATGAGGCGTTTCAGCCCCCTGAGATGGTGCCAATGCCTGGGCTTGGGCGCAAGATTACCGTTTCTGCCGACCAGCTGGCCATTGCAGCCAAGCTGGGCTTGAGCCCCAAAGACTTTATCAAGGGAGGCATTGAAGGAGGCTTCTTGCGATACGACGATGAGCTGGCACGTGAAGCGACCGATGTTGACGAGACCCTTGACGATCGGGCCCAGGACTACGGCAAGTTCAAGGACGGCGCTGCACTGATGCAGGGCATCAAACGACTGCTCGCGGACCACGCGCGTGCGCACGACAAGACCTTTGCGGATGACCAGTGGGAAGCCCTGGAGATGATCGTCCACAAGATCGCACGCATCGTCAACGGCAACCCCGACAAGGTGGACAGCTGGGTAGACATCGCGGGCTACGCCACACTGGTCGCGGACCGCTTGCAGGGGAATGCGCGGTGAAACACTTCTTCCTGGTCCTGATCCTGATCATCGCGGGATACGGGTTGTGGCATGTCGCTGACCGCAGCGAGCGCAGCATTGTGCTCAAGCAGGTCACGCGCCACGGCATCCGCCTTTTTGCAATCCTGCTTGTGCTGGTGGCCCTATTGCTGCTGGCTACCCAATTCACTTCCACTTCCATCATTTAAAAAACCATCATGAAAAAATTCCTTCTCCTCCCTTTCATTGCAACCCTTGGCGCTTGCACCCAGATTGACACCGGCAACATTGGCGTGGAGTCCACACTGGGCCAGGTCAAAAAAGAGACCATGCCCCCAGGCGTGTACTTCACCATGTTCAAGCGTGTCACCGAGGTCTCGGCCAAGGAGCTGCGTCTCGAGCTCAACGACATGAAGCCGCAGACCAAGGACAAAATCACGCTGGCCGACCTGGACGTGGACATCTTCTATCAGATCGACCCCAGCAAGGCTGCTGAGATCATGACCAAGTGGCCTGGCGATGCTGTGGAGCTCAAGGGCGAAGACGGCGTCCGCTTGGGCAACGGCTACGTCACTCGCCAAGCACGTGAAGCCATTTACAACGCCATCAGCCAGTACGGCAGCGAGACCGTGCACACCGAGCGTGTGAGCATTGCAGCCAGGGTGGTCGAGTCGCTGCAGAAGGACCTGGATGACAGCGCAGGCAAGGGCATGTTCTTTGTGCGCAGCGCTAACGTCCGTAACTTGGTGACCGACCCCGCGCTGGAGGCCTCTATCAAGGAGAGCGCCAACCGGAACTTCCAGATTTCGGCCAAGCAAAAAGAGGTGGAGCTGGCCAGGGCAGAGGCTGACCGCAAGCGCGTGGAAGCCCAGGGTGACGCTGATGCAATTCGCCTGCGCGCACAGGCCATCACGACCTCTGGCGGCAAAGAGTACGTTGAACTGGAAGCCATCAAAAAGTGGAATGGCGTGCTGCCCACCACCATGCCGGGCCAAACCACTCCATTCATCCACGTCAAGTAAGGAACAGCCTGATGTTCCACGTTCCTGAAAAAGCACGCGTCAAACTCTCTGGCTATCCAGAGGGCGATGCCACCAACGGGGCCTTCATCGTGAAGCTCAAGCATGCTCAGAAGGTCTTTGTCATCGCAAGTGACGGCGAAGGCTGGGAGCACGTGAGTGTCAGTCGCAAGGACCGCTGCCCGACCTGGGAAGAAATGTGCCAGGTCAAAGACATGTTCTGGGATGACGAGGATGTGGCCATGCAGTTCCACGTCCCTTCAAAAGACCACGTCAACAACCACCCCTACTGCCTTCACCTGTGGCGGCCAAAGGGTGTCAACGTGCTGCGCCCTGATTCCATCATGGTCGGCTTTAAATAATTTTAAAAGTGCTTGACAGGTTCCTCCGGGTTCCTGTTAAAATCAACTTGTCAACCATGACAACATAGAAAGATAGAAATGAACAACGTCACTGCAACCTTAAAGGCCTGGCTCCCTGAGCACAGCTGCTTGAAGCCCGAAGACCTGCACACAGAGAAAGCCATTGACTCGATGGTGTTCTCACTGTGTGACATGCGTAACAGCGGCTGGACCTACGTAGGCGAAGCCACCATTGCGGTGGACCTTATCCTTACTCCTGACCAGCTGATCGCCAGCAAGATTGAAACATTGAAGGCACAGCAGACCAAGGTGCGCGCCGAAGCCTACGATCGTGTCAACCAGCTGGAAGCCATGATCCAAAACCTCCTGGCCATCACCTACGTGTCGGAGGCGTCATGAGCGAGCATCACCAGGACGAGTACCTAGGAGACGGTGTTTACGCCAGTTATGACGGCTTTCAGATTTGGCTGGCTGTGAACCACCACACCAACAAACAGGTCGCCATCGAGCCCAATGTCATGGACGCCCTGCTGCGCTACGCCAAAAAGGTGTGGGGAACAAAGGAGCAGTCATGAGCCGCTACCTTTATTCCACCACGGTGAGCATGGACGTGGACATTGACGTCACAGAGAGCGATCTCTCCAACCAAGACCTCCTCGAAATCTGCCAAGAGCGGGGCATTGTCTTTGGCCACACGCTTATGGAAGAGCTTGCGGTGCACTTCAAACTCAAGCAGCACGACCAGATTCTGGAGAAGGTCCGCAAGCTTGTGCAAGACGCCAAAGGGGTGGTGCTGTGACTGAGTTTGAGTCCCGCGTTTGCGGGATTCCCTGCATCATCCGAGTGCAGTACTGGGAGGTCTACGTCCCCGCGCAGCGCTCTGGTCCGCCGGAGCGCTGCTACCCTGAAGAGGGTGGTGAAGGGGACTGGGAAATCCTCGACCGCAGGGGCCGACCCGCACCGTGGCTTGAGCGCAAAATGACCCCAAACGATCACGACCGGCTGAGCCGGGAAATTTTTAACCACATGGAGAATGAGTATGACAACGACGACTACTAGGCAATCGCGCCCCCGCCGCACTTTCAAAGAAGTGGCCAAAGACGCTTACGAACGCGGCTTTGCTGAGGGCGTGGAGCGCGCCAGCAAGAACGCAGCAGAGGAGCTGGATAACTTGTCAATGGCCAATGCAGGGCTCGCCCGCAGCGTGATGGCGCTTGAAACCAAGCTGGCCAACGTGTCACTGCGCAAGCTGGCCTGGTCACGGATCACGGGCCTGTTCAATGGAGGCCGCCATGAGTGACGAAATCCTCGACGCGCACAACCTGGCCGTGCAGGCGCTATACGACAGCATGCGGCCGCTGATTGAAGGTGCAGCGACGCCCGTTGTCATGAACGTCATGATGATCCTGTTGGCCCTGATGGGTAAGCAGACGGACATGGAGCCAGAGCAGTTCAAGGCCTTTGTGGTCCTGGAGCTGGACCGGCTGATGGCCATCGTGGAGGTGGATGATGACCTTCCCTGAATGGTGGGACCAATTGACCACGCGAGAGCAAAGCACGATTGGCAGAAACAACGCCCAGTACATCTGGGAAGAATGCCAGAAGCACACGCTCATGACCATCGAAGAGGCGTGCAAGGCCCAGGTGGCTTATGACCAGGGCCACACAACCGGATACGCCCAGGCCCGCAAGCACTACGAGGTGCTGGTGGGTGGGTGGCGTATGCAGCCAAGCCTGCAGCCTGGAATGATCTGGATCGAGTCGGCCAACGGCGAAGGCGGGGACTACTCCCTCGAAGAGCTGGCCACGGTCATCGACAAGTTTTGCGGAGAACGATTTTGATCAGCGCTCTTCTTGAATTTTTCAAAGCTTTGTTTGCTCCTGCGCCACCGGTCACGGTCGACGAGCATTGCCCGTTCTGCCACGGCCTTGGCTATGACAGCAGTGGGTTCACTTGCACTTGTTTGAGGGAGAAGAAATGAGAGACACGATAGACATGGCCCTTGAAGCTGGTGCTCACCCATCGCACAACCCCGAACTATGGGACATCTGGGAAGTTAGCAACAAAGCCCTCAAAGCCTTTGAAGCCCTTGTCCGTGCTGATGAGCGTGAGGCGTGTGCAAAGGTGTGTGAACCACAAGAGGAGCATGACGATCCTTTGACTGCGTGGAAGATTGCCGCCGCCATCCGAGCAAGGGGGAACACATGAAAGACGACGCATTGAAGCTGGCGCTGGAGGCGTTAGAAGAAGCTACGACATACACAAGCAGCCCAAGCTGGTCGCCATCCATGACTGAAGAGTGCAACAAAGCCATCACCGCCATCAAGCAAGCCCTTGCAGCACCTGTGCAGGAGCCTGTGGCGTGGATGACTCAAGCGCGATGCTTTGTAGATGTAAGTGAATTCACAGAAGCAGAAGCAAAACTTTACGGTTGGAATGCCGTCTACACATCCCCACCAGCACAGCAGGAGCCTCTTGGCGAAGAGTGGATTGCCCACTGCTGGAGGAAAAGCATTATTGGCACACGAATTCACTATGTTGATTATCTTGCACTGGTACGCGAAACAGAACGTGCTCACGGCATTAAGGAGAACAAATGAATATTTACACAAGCAAGACGCAATATTTGGAAGCTGAGATCAAACGCCTGCACGAAGCAAACCAAGCGATGCTTGAGGAGTTAGAAAACTGCGTTGATTTGCTTGTTGCTTGCTTTCCAGATGCACCAGTTGATTCGTGTATTGGTCAAGCAATTACAAAAGGCAATACCGCTATTGCCAAAGGAAAGTAACAATGAACATCGTTGTATATACACAATCAAAATGCCCCAACTGCAAAGTCGCCAAAGACATCCTGAACAGCAAAGGAATTGGGTTCGAGGAACGAAACGCTGAGGACGTTACGGTTTTCTTGGAGCTAACGAAACGGTATCCCGAAGTTCGTCAGATGCCACAGATATTCATTGAAGGCCAGCGTGTTGGTGGTTTGGCTGGTCTGCAAGCAGCATTGACGGGGATGGGGCTATGACCTGCAAACACAACTGGCACTTCATCAGCGCCGACACAGATACCCTGAAATGCCAGCGCTGTGGCATAGAGACTGGGCCGAAACCCTACGAGGAGAGGGTCAAAGAAATACTGAAAGAGCCAAGAGCTTGGTTCATGGTAACTGAGATAAACGACTGGGCCGACAGGTACGAAGCCAAACAAAAGGAGAAGCAAGCATGACCAAAGAAGAAGCACTCGCCGCAATCAAGCTGCTGTCCGCACTGGAGTCGTGGGCCATGAGCCAGCAAGCACGACTGCCCGATTACGTCCACGAAGACCTCACCCGGTCAATGGAAGTTCTGGAGCGCATCTTGTTGGACGCCCCGCAGGAGAAGACGTCGGAGGAGAAGTACACCTACGGCACGCCGCTGCTGGACGCCTTTACGAAGGAGAGGACATGAAACTCATCGCCCTCATTGCAATGTTTGTCACCTCGGCCATCATCAGCCTGGGTCTTTTGATGCTGCTCATTAAATTTGTCTGGAGTTTTTTATGAAGTGCAATTGCCACCCCTACTCACCATTTCACTGGGCCCGCGACCCACGGCCCAGTATCTTTGCCACGGACGTCGCCTTTCGGCCAAAAGCCCCACAGACCTATGCTCACCTGAGCCCAGAGGAAAATCTGGTGGCCTACAAGCAGTTCAGCGTCCACAGCCGGGCTCAGCCGACAGTCAAGCCCACCAAGAATAAACACGAACTCCCGAAAGGAAAATTATGAGACCCGCGATCTTCTCCACAGAAAATCCCCCACAGCCGATCACCTGCGTGGAAACCATCGAGTATGTCCAGAGCTTGCGCAGAAGAATCGAAGTACAAAACGACCTTCTCGAGGCCTTGGCCGCAGATGTCAAGAAACACAAGGACGAGGTCGAGAAACTCTCCCTGGACTTGGGCATCAAGGACGGGGGACTTGGCGTGGGCTGGGTTCCTCGCACCCCATGAGCATCGAAAAGCTTGAAACTGGCCTGCTGAAAGAGTTGGCCAACACAGTGCACATGGTTCAAGCCGTCTGCCTCACCATCGACGGCCATAAGGTCATCTGCATAGGGCCCGTGCTTCACGTGCCCGGGGCAGGCATCCACGTTGGCACAATTCAGGAAATTGAGTTCGGAGAGCTCATTCCCGCCCACCTAGCGGCCAAGTTGCTGGATGGGGGATTTAGCAGCAGCATGGGCGTGCAGTAGTACGCGGAGCATGCGGATAGAGCGAGGGCTCGTGGTTCATGGATCACGGGCCCTTTTGCATGGTTTATGGGGGTTTACCCTAGGGAAAAGGTGCGCGGACCACGGGTCTTACGCCAATTTGCGCTTTTACATAGACTTTTTTAGGGTAAGAGTGTTTTTTTTATTTTTTTTTTGAAATTAGACGTAATAGACGTAATGGTGTAATAGTTCAATGAAATCAATGGGTTATGAGAACACGGTACATTACACATAGTCAAGAGATGTAATTCACATAAAATGCGCGCGCGGTCGTTTTTTTGAAAAATAAAAACATACATCTATCAAAAAAAGTCTACTAGAACCCTGAATTTGGCTTTTTGGCCCTGTGGTTGCGTTATCTGTGGACTTGTTGCACAATGTAGCCATGAAACTCGAAAAGAACATCCCTTTGCCCGGTGGCGTCGACCCCCGCGAGCGCTACCCATTCCCTGACATGCAGATCGGCGACAGCTTTTTGGTGCTGGACGAGACCTGGATCAAAAATCTGCGCAGTGCGGCCTACATGTACTCGAGACGCCACCCTGGCACCCGATTCACCTGTAGACGGCACGGCGAAGGCTGGCGGCTGTGGAGGGTTGCCTGATGAGCGGCGGCAAGGACGAGAAGTTCTTGGCCGGTAAAAAGTTGGGCGGCCGTCCTGCTGTTGTGGAGGAGCGCATCACTCGGCCGGTCAAGCCCCACAAGCCCAGGGTGTTGTCGCCCCAAGAGTGGAAATTCGTCGAAGAGTTTGTGGCCGGTGATGGCCATGTGACTTTGAAAGAGGCCGCGATTCGTGCAGGCTACAGCGAGACCTGGGCAAAAAACCGTGCACGTGAGCTGACCGACCCGGAAGTTTGCCCGCACATCGTTGCAGCGATTCAGGAGCGACGTCGGGAGCTTGGCGAAAAGTACGCCACCACGTTCGAGCGGCACATGCGAGATTTGCAGATCATCCGCGACCAGGCTTTGACCGCTGGCGCATATGGCGCGGCCGTCCAGGCCGAGTATCGACGGGGCCAGGCCCTGGGCACGATTTACATTGACCGCAAGGAAATTCGGCACGGCACCATTGATTCCATGAGCAAGGAAGAGGTGCAGCGCAAGCTGGACGAGATCAAACGCCTGTACGGCGGCCAGGCCGGACCCATTGTGGACGTGACCCCTAAGCAGATTGACGAAGAACCCGACGAGGAAGAACCCGATGGCCCTGAAACCGGAAGCGAACCTGTACAGCAGGGTCCGCGAGAATATCCCAAACTGCCATTTCACCCGGATTGAGTCCAGGGTGAACCTGGGCATCCCGGACGTGCTGATGGCATTTCCACATGGGGTGTTCGTGATGGTAGAGCTCAAGGTGGTAAAACGGGGACGCAAGGTCAACCTGTCGCCCCACCAGGTTGCCTTTCACATCAAACACGCCGACCTGCGCTGCCCGACCTACATCCTGGTGCAGTATTACCCGCCAGGCGCGGGGCATGCCAGTAAGTCCGAGTTGCTGCTGTACTGTGGGGAACAGGCGATTGACCTGGTAAATACTGGCGTCGCCACCCCAGCGCTGGCCAGGTGGCCATGGACGGGCATATCCTGGGCCGAGCTTAGAAAACACTTGGTGGATAGTTGAGTTGTTTGTGATAGTTGTGCTAGGATTACAAGCACCTGGGCGACCAGGTACAAACAGAAAGAGAGAATTATGCGACCCTCCGACCGTCGAGCGCTTGAACGTGCCCGAAGACGACCGCCACCTAAGCCCCCCGACACCTCACGAAGCCGGAGCTTGATCGCCCGCTTGCTGGGCTTTTGGGTGTTCCATAAAATATTTGGCGGGGACAGTTGACAAGTTGATAAAAGTAGATTTACAATCACACCAGGCCAAGCAAACCGCGACGCCGCAACCCTAGAAAGAGAGAAAGCCATGCAACACATTATTGAAGCCCTGATTAAAGACATCGCCCAGCAGCTGCGCCCCATGGTGGCCGAGATGGTTCGCTCAGAGATGGCCAGCGCGTACACCGAAAAAGATGCGGCCGTTATCACCGCCGCCATTGACCTGGCCGACCTGGCCCAACACTTGAACCTCGCCGACCTGGCGGGCGAGCTGACCGACAGCCAGCTGACCATCATTGCGGGCGACGTTGACCTGGCCGACCTGGCGGGCGAGTTTGACGCCGACAAGCTGGCGCAAAACCTGGACATTGACAGCGCGATCCGGACATTTTTTGAGGATAACCCCGCGACCCTGAGCTTTTAAGGTGACCACTATGACACGCGAAACAAACACCCGTTTTATGGTCCGCCTGATGGACCAGGCCAGCACTGGCCCCCTGATGCAGGCTTTTTTGCTTGAAGCCCTGCGCGACTATTCCGCCAAAATCCTGGCCACCGATACACCGGCCGACGCCGACGCGGGGGTTATTACCTGGACTGCCTGGCACGCATGCGCGGCCGAGGCCGACCAGGCACTGGCCGACCGGCGACCCTGACCTGGCGCGCTTTCTTGGTTAACCCGGCCCTGCGCCGGGTTTTTTATTTGTGGACAGTTGACAAGTGGATTTATTAGACTAGAATTCAACCCAGGCCAGCAACCCGCCAGGCCCAAACCTAGAAAGCGAGAAAGAACATGCTTAAAACCGTCAAGCACTCAGGCAACAAAAAAACCGGCCCCATCGCGGTGACATATCGCGCCGGTGGTCATAACGTTTTCGGCACCTGCCCAAAATCGTGCGCCCTTAACCCTCAGGGCGACCACGCGGCCGACCTGGTCGACGCGGATTATTTGCAGGCCGTTCGCCAGGCCGTGCCACGCAATGGCCAGGCCTGGACTTACTCTCATTTTTCGGCCGACCTGCTGCCAGTGCCTGCGCCTGGCGAGACTGTTATCAATGCCAGCTGCGACACCATGGCCGACGCCCTGGCCGCCGTGGCTATCGGCCGCCCGGCCGTCGTGGCCGCCCCGACCGGCACAGCCTGGCCCTATACCCTGGACGGCGTGCGCTTTGTACAATGCCCGGCCGAGCTGGCCGACAATTTCAGCTGCGACCAGTGTGGCAACGGCCGCCCGTTGTGCGCACGCGGTGACCGTGATTATGTAATCGTCTTTGTTGCCCATGGTACTGGCGCTGCCCTGGTCGGTGACGACAAGCCGGGCGGGTGCTACGGTAACGGGGGCCCGGTCCGCCTGGCCTGGGAGTCAACCCGCAAAACCGGCGACGCCAGCGACGGGGCCGCCCTGGCGCGCTTCGCCCGCTCGCTGCCGCCTGGCTCGCTGCTGCGCCACCACGTGGTCGGCGACCTGGGCCTGGCCGCATAAATATTTGTTGACTTGTTGACAAGCCGAAAAATATTAGTTTAAAATTCAACCGCCGGGCACCATCGCCCGGCACTTAACCAAAGAAAGCGAGAAAGAACATGGCTCATATGATCGACACCACCACCGGCCGCGCCGCCATGGCATACACCGGGCAAACTCCCTGGCACGGCCTGGGCCAGGCCCTGACACCTGGCGCGAGTATCGACCGCTGGACACTCGAGGCCGGTCTGGCTTATGACGTGCTTGAAAGCCCCGTGCAGTACACAAGCCCGGCCGCTACCGAGGCGCAAACCTGGCCAGCACGCAAGGTGCTGCACCGGTCTGACACTGGCGCGCCCCTGGCAGTGGTGTCTGACTCTTATAACGTTGTTCAGCCTGGCCAGGTGATGGATTTTTTCCGCGAGCTGGTCGAGCTGGGCGGGTTTGAGCTTGAAACCGCCGGGGCCCTGAGCGACGGCCGCCGGGTTTGGGCCCTGGCCAGCGTCGGCGACGCTGCGCCCGTGGTCGAGCGTGACCTGGTCAAGCCTTATTTACTGCTGGGCACATCGTACGATGGCACCATGGCAACCGTCGCAAAATTTACGGCTATTCGCGTGGTCTGCAATAACACCATAACGGCCGCTGTCGGCGGATATAGTGGCGGCCGCGTGGTCCGTGGTGAGGGCGAGCAAAGCCTGGGATATTTGAAAAGCGCGGTCCGCGTGCTGCACTCTGAGCGCTTCAACCCTGAGTCGGTCCGCTTGCAGCTGGGCATCGTGGCGAACGCCTGGGAGGGTTTTCTAGTGCAATCGCGCCAGCTGGCCGCGTCGCCCATGGGCCAGGCTCAGGCCGACGATTTTGTGGCCGAGCTGCTGCGCCCTTATCACACAAGCGCGCGCCCGGTGGTCGAGTCAAAAGCTTATGTCCGCATCATGCAATTATTCAACGGCCAGGCCATCGGGTCCGACCTGGCGGGCGTGGCCGGTACTCGCTGGGCCATGCTTAACGCGGTGACCGAGCTGGTCGATCATGAGCGCGGCCGCTCGAATAATACCCGCATGGAGTCCGCGTGGTTTGGTGCAGGTGCAGCGCTTAAAGCGCGCGCGGCCGAGCTGCTGGCCGTGGGGGCTTGATCATGCGCGCGATTGAATACACAAACAAGCCGAGCGTCGTTACTCTGCGCGCCGCTATTCGCAAGGCCTTAAACGACGGGGAAACCTGGGTGCAGCTAACCTGGGGAGAGAATCAAATCACGATTGAGCGCGGGCCGTACGGTTTGACCGGTCACGGGTGGATTGGCCGTAATGGCGGCCAGGACCTGGCGAACGAATTCCGCATGCGTTGACCTGGCCGACCTGGTCACCGAGCCCGCCACCTGGCGGGCTTTTTTTCGTCTGTTGACCTGAGTTGATTTTTTAGACTAAAATAAAACCGTTGGGCAAGCCTGCCCGGCGTCAACCTAGAAAGCGAGAATTTTTATGTCATGTTTCATTGTTCCCGATTACCACGTGTCCGCCCTTGTGGCCTGGGCTATCCGCCATGGCCTGGACCTGGACGCACCGGCCGACACCGTCGCCCACATGCTGGCCAGCGCAAACCGTCGCGCATACTCGCAGCGCTACGCGGGCCGCTACGATTCCGACGCGGCCCCCTTTGGCGGCCTGGACCGTTCGGCCGGTGTCGACCTGGCACCGGTGGCCATCGTTAAGGCTTGCGACTGCCTGGACTACCAGGCCAGCGACTGGACCGGCTGGGATGACTCCGACGCGTCGCGCTACCTGCTCGATATCCGTCGCGCGGCTGTTGACGTGGCCGACCCTTATAGCGCGGCCTTCGATACCCGTCGCCAGCTGTTAGGGTACGAGTCCGCGCCCTGGACCCTGGACGAGCCCGACACCTGGGCCCCCGACCCGGTCCTGGCTTCCAGGGTGGCAGCATGAGCGCCCGCCTGCGCCTGGTGCAGCTGGTCCGCCTGGCCGACGCTGGCCTGGTCCGCGTCGCCTGGTCTGCTGCCTGGTCCGAGTACCAGGTCCGCGCCACCGATGCCGACGGCCGCCTGGTGGCCGAGTATTTCACCGACGATAAGGCCGACGCCCTGGGCACGGCCGACCACCTGCTGGCCGCCCTGGCCGACGCTGCAGGCCTGCCCGCTTAGCGCACCGGTTTTGCTCACCCTGGACCCGGCCGACGTGCCGGGTTTTTTTTCGTCGGTACCGCACCGGCCGCGCCTAACTGGTGCGCGCCCTGGTCAACCCGCCCGGCCGCCCTGGTGGCCGTACCAGGACCGCGTCGCTGGCCGACCGACGCCTAGGCCGTGCGCCGGGTATCGCGTGCCGGTCCGCCTGGTCCGCTCGCCCTGGACCGTGGCCAGGTGGCCGCGATCTGCGCGCCCTGGCACGTGGTCCGCGCGCCCTGGGCCGCGCTACCTGGTGCGCGCTTAGCGCGTTTTCGAGATAATCGAGATAATCGATTAAAGATAATCTGATAATGATTCGACGATTATCATTTTCTCACTTAGCGATTATTAGATAATCCGACGCGCTACCAGGTGCGCGTCGCCTGGTGCGGGGTCCGTGCTGCCTGGTGCGTGGTCCGAGCGCTGCGCGCCGGTGGCCATGGGCCGCGAGGCCGGTCACCAGATGCGACCCCCACCCACCCCGGGCCCCGAAAAAAGGGCCCCCGGTCCGGCTGACGCGGGCTTTAGCCCGATTTCACACGCTAGGTTTCACGTGAAACACTTTTCGACCTAAAAGAAAAAAGGGCCCCCTTTGTCAACAAAGTCAACTCGTGTCAAAATATTTAAAATTTTGAAACGAAACGGACCCCATGATTCCTGACGACATTGAAGCGGATCGCCTGCGCCTTGAGTACCGGCTCGCGCAGCTTGAGACGCAAGAAAAGGCCAAGAGCAGCTTTATCGACTTCGTTCGATACGTTTGGCCGCAGGCCTTGCTCGGTGAGCATCACACCGTGATGGCCAAAGCTTTTGACCGGATCGCCAACGGCACTCTGAAGCGCTTGATCATCAACATGCCTCCTCGGCACACGAAGTCTGAATTCGCGTCCTACCTCCTGCCTGCCTATCTCATGGGCCGTGATCCGCGCACCAAGGCCATTGAAGCGACGCACAACAGCGAGCTCGCCGTGCGCTTTGGCAGGAAGGTGCGTGACCTGATGGACATGGAGACCTACAAGGAGGTGTTCCCCGAGGTGACGCTGAAGCAGGATTCAAAGGCTGCTGGTCGGTGGGACACGAACCTTGGCGGGGAATACTTTGCCGTCGGTGTGGGCGGCGCGATGACGGGCCGTGGTGCGGATGTCTTGATCATTGACGACCCGCACTCAGAGCAGGACGCGATGAGCGAGCTTGCTTTGGACAATTGCTGGGAGTGGTACAGCTCTGGCCCGCGTACGCGTTTGCAGCCAGGCGGTGCGGTGGTGATTGTGATGACGCGTTGGGGCACGAAGGATTTGACGGCGCGCTTGATCAAGGCCCAGAAGTCGCGGAACGCGGACCAGTGGGAGGTGATCGAGTTCCCGGCCATCTTGCCATCTGGCAATCCGCTTTGGCCGGGGTTCTGGAAGCTGGAGGAGCTGGAAAGTGTCAAGGCTTCCTTGTCAGTCCAGAAGTGGAACGCGATGTACCAGCAGCAGCCCACGAACGACGAGGGTGCGATCCTGAAGCGGGAGTGGTGGAAGGTCTGGCCAAAGGACGACCCACCGATCGTGAACTACATCATCCAGTCCATGGACACAGCCTACTCCAAGAAGGAGACGGCTGACTTCTCTGTCATCACGACCTGGGGCGTGTTCTACCTGAACGAGGACTCGGGGGCGTCCATCATCTTGTTGGACGTCAAGCGCGGGCGCTGGGACTTCCCAGAGCTCAAGCGTATTGCGAAGGAGCAGTACGACCTTTGGCAGCCGGACAACGTGCTCATTGAGGCGAAGGCCACGGGCACGACCTTGCAGCAGGAGCTGCGGAAGATGAGCATCCCGGTGACGATGTATTCCCCTGGCGGGCGGCGCGCGGGCCAAGACAAGGTGTCCAGGGCCAACGCCATTGCACCGGTGTTCGAGGCAGGTATGGTTTGGGCCCCGGACACGGACTGGGCGGAGCTGTTGGTGGAAGAATGCGCGGCGTTCCCGAACGGTGATAACGACGACATGGTGGACAGCACCGTCATGGCCATGGACCGGTTCCGGCGGGGCAGTTTTATCAGCCTGCACACCGATGACCAGGAGGATGGGAGCACGGACGGCGCGCTTGTGCCGGAGTACTATTGACGGGTAAAATGGTGGCAATTTCTTCTGCCTAGGAGCAGGCCATGGCCACCTCGTACAACAGCAACGCAAAAGCGTACGCCGCCATGGCGGCGGCCAACCGCGCAGCCGCGCAAAAGATGGCTGCGACAAACGTCAGGAATGCGGGGTACGCCAGCAACACTGCAGCGGCAAACGCCATGGCGGCAGCCAATCGTGCGTATGCAAAGGCCCCCAGCGTGCCGCAGGCCAGTGCTGCCCAGCAAAATGCCAGCCTGGCTGCGGCCCAGGCGTTGGCTAGAGCGGAAAATGCCAGGGTAGCTGCGGAGAACAAGGCAGCTGTGGACCGGTTCAACGCAATGAACAAGGCGGCCAACGATCGTTTTGACGCGATGAACAAGCAGAGCAACTCTGCCAAGGCAACCCCCGTTAAAAAGAGCGGCTCAACCGTGTTTGGCGACACCAACTTTGGTGCAAACAACTACGGGTCAAACAACAGCACAACCCGGTACGGCACGACCAACTACGGTGCAAACGGTGGCAATACCAATTACGGCACGACCAACTACGGTGCAAACGGTGGCAACACCTCTTACGGCGCGAACAGTTACAGCTCAGGTGGCGGCAATGCCTCCTACGGCACCGACAGCTACAGTTTAACTAACGGCAAGAAAACCTCCGGCGCGAGTACATACAACTCAAACAACAGCAAGAAGACCTCCAGCCCTTCCAAGCTCAAGACTTCCCCCATTAAAACCTCTCCGAACAAGGCCTCATCAAGCACGGCCTCATCGGACAAAGTTGATTCAGGCAGCCCGGACAGGTACATCCCCGGCAGGTCCTACGCAGGGAATTCGTATCCGTCCTCTCCTGACAGGTACATCCCAGCTAACTCCTATTCAGGTCTACCGGACAGATTTATCCCTGCCAACTCGTATCCTGGACTGCCGGACAGGGCTATCCCAGGCAACGCTTATCCAGGTTTACCGGACAGAACCTACCCAGGCGACGCGTACTCAAATCTCCCTCTGTTGGACTTTGACGAAAACGGAAGATTCACGGGGCGGTACGTACTCCCTCCAGTGCAGAGCGTGCAGTCCCTGCCTCGCTACACCTCCCCCACGCTCAACGTGGACTGGGACAACGTCTATGCTGCGCCTGAACAAAGGAGCGTGCAGTCTCTTCCACGATACGTTGCACCTGTGGACCAAGACGCGGCAGACGCGGCTGCGGCAAACAAAAAAGCGCTTGCTGCGTCCAATGGCCCCGGCGCTGTAGATTGGTCGTCTAATGCCCCAGAAGAGCGTGCTGCCTATTACGCGGCGGTCGACGCCATTGAAAAGGAAGCGGCAGACGCGGCTGCGGCAAACAAAAAAGCGCTTGCCGATTCCAAAGGCCCTGGCTCTGTGAACTGGTCGTCTAACGCTCCAGCAGAACGGGCCGCCTATTACGCGGCGGTCGACGCCATTGAAAAGGAAGCGGCGGATCAGGCGGCGGCAAACAAAAAAGCGCTTGCAGCCTCTAAGGGGCCTGCGGCCATCGACTGGTCGTCTAACGCACCGGAGGAACGTGCTAAGTACCTCCAGGCCTTGCAGGACATCGAAGATCAAAAGGCGGACGAAGCGGCGGCAAACAAAAAAGCGCTTGCTGCGTCTAAGGGCCCCGGCTCTGTAAACTGGTCCTCTAACGCCCCAGAAGAACGAGCTGCCTACTACGCGGCGGTCGACGCCATCGAGAAAGAGGCAGCTGATCGGGTAGCGGCAAACAAAAAAGCGCTTGCTGCGTCTAAGGGTCCTGCGGCTGTTGACTGGTCGTCTAACGCTCAAGAGGAGAGGGACGCGTACTACAGGGCCATAGGGGATGAAGCACAGGCCAGGGCTGACCAGACGGAAGAGGACAAAAAAGCGCTTGCGGCCTCTAAGGGCCCTGCGGCCATTGACTGGTCTCCCGGCGCTCAAAAAGCAAGGGATGACTACTACAACCTGCTCGAGGCCAACAAAAAGGCCGCAGCAGCACCTGCAGTGGCTAAAGCTGCCGCAGCGGCCAAAGCGGCGCAGCCTTATCGTCCACCATCAAAAACAGCGCCCGTTTCAAACTTTGACCGGCTGATGCTGCAATACGAAAGGCAGAATCCTGCGCCACGGGCGTACACGCCCCCTCCACCTGCTCCCGTGCTTGAAGTGGACTGGGACAACATCGGCAATTCCTACAACAATGAGGACGACAACGTTGACGCAGCGCCCACTTATCGCGCTCCCACGTTTACCCCAAGCTACACCGTTCCCACGTTTACTCCGAGCTATACCGTTCCCACGTTCACTCTTGCTCGTCCCCCCGTCCTTGAGGTCGACTGGAATAACATTGGCAACGTCGACACGCAGGACAAGTCTGAAGGCCCAAGTGTCCTTACCTACGACCAGAGCAACGTTGGCAACGTCGACACGGGAGAAAAGTCCTTAAGCCCAAATGTCCTTACCGTCGACTGGAACAACATCGGCAAAGAGTGGGAAAAGGTTGGAGAGGACTGGAACGACATGGTCGACTCCCCTCAGTGGGATACCAATACCGGTGGTTTTCCAACAACCATTGCGCCCTTGCCAAAGCCCCCTGGCGTGACGCCTGTCGTGCCCCCGGTGGTCAAACCTCCGGTAGTAGAGCCGCCCAAGCCCCCGGTGGTCACGCCTCCCGTCGTGCCCCCGGTTGTACCTCCGGTAGTAGAGCCGCCAAAGCCTCCCGTCGTGCCCCCGGTGGTCACGCCTCCCGTCGTACCTCCGGTAGTAGAGCCGCCCAAACCTCCGGTAGTAGAGCCGCCCAAGCCCCCGGTGGTCACACCTCCCGTTGTACCTCCAGTGGCAGAATCGCCAGGTGGGGGATCGCTTATTCCTATACGGACTGCGGAGGTCCCAAACCTGTTTGGCACTTCCCCAAGAATCGGCACTGGCCGCGTCCAGCCTCCACCCCCTTACACGGGGATACCAATTCCACCCGCTACGGCCCCACTGGGGCCAGGAGTTGCCGTGCGCCCTGGAACAAATGCATTTGAAGCAGAAGCCCTGCGCCGTGGGACCATGGGTACCAACCCGCCCACTTATGACCGACCAGTCACGCCTCCCGTCATTACCCCAAATATTCCAAGGGTTCAAATGGGCAGCGGCAGCTTGGACCCCCACACGCTGGGGAGCTACAAAAAGCTGTCGGACACTTTTGGCACTGCGCGTGATCGCATGGGCAACGCCGTTGCTTCAGCAGCAATGCCCTCGATCGACGAGATACGAGAGGGCCAGTTGACGGCCCAGATTGCTGGAACAAATTCCCAGCTGTCGGATGTCTTGGGCTCTCAAGTGGATCGCTTTGGCAACTTAAGTGCAGCGCCCGCCATGCCCAAGTTCTTTAAAGAAGGCGGGGAAGCTTTGAGTAACAGCGCTTTGGTCAATGAGTATCTGCAGCAGGAAAACACCGACCCGATCAACGTCGACCCGCTGGGCACGGCTCAGAAGTATTTGACCGATGTGACCAAGGTAAGCAACAAGCCGTCGCCCGTTCGCCAGAACATGAAGCGCAGTTCGCAGCCCGCAGGTGGTGCAGAGTCGTCCAAGGAGATGAACCTCAAGCTGGCTCCCATAGCCGCATCCAAAGAAATGACTTTGGACACGACGTCGTCGCCCCCTGAGGCCAAGAACACAGACTCAGCCCGCGCGCAGATGGAGGCGTTTATTGCGCAGTACCAGCGCAAGATTGAAGCCGCCAAGAACAAGGCCCTCGGCCTACGGGCTAACACCCTGGGCGCTCCCACCTTGGGGGCTCCAACACTGACTCGAAACAGCCTGGCCAAAAAGACTTTTGCTGAGGGCGGAGAAGCGACAAAGGAAGAGGTTGCCGAGCCCAGCATTTTTGATGTGAGCAGCTACGCTACCAAGGCCTCGGCCGGTATGTTCCCGGACCAGCTTGGCCAGGATGACCAGCGGGACGCGGCGCGCCACATGTTGGCCGCTGGCATTGTGGCGCGCAAGTTCGGCCCCAAGGCCGCCGAGCTGTTGGGCAAGGCCCATGAGTACACCAGCAACCCGCAGACCTTCTTTTCGGCTTTTGGCATTGGCAAGCCCCGTGATGATCTGCCCTATGACGTGCACAATAACCGCATTGGCGCGGAACTGGCAGCACGGACCACGAGCCAGGCAGAGCTGGAAAAACTGGTCAAGGCCATGGCGCTGCAGTCTCAGACTAAGCAGACCAAGGATAAGCCGTACATCATGAGCCGCGAGCAGATGGACGCGCGCAAGGCCAAGGCTGACAAGGGTATGGCCCCGCCTCCCGAGTACGCCAAAGGCGGCGCGGCGAAGAAATCCAAAAAATAAGCTGCGTCTATAGTTGATTTGTTGAATAATACACAGCTGCAAGCGTAAGGAACACACATGGCAATCGAAAAAGCAATGAACCGGATGCCCACACTTGATGTGGTGATTGGCGGCGGGATACCAAAGCCTGAGTCGGACATTGAAATCATCATTGAAGAGGACGGCGGCGCGACCATTGAGATGGGCGAGGCCGATGCTGAAGAGGTGGACTTCTACGCCAACCTGGCCGATGTCATTGATCCGGACGAGTTGGTCAGCGTGGGCCTTGAAGTGTCGGCCTTGTTTGAGGCTGACAAGGGCTCGCGCTCCGAGTGGGAGTCCATGTACGCCAAGGGCCTGGACCTTTTGGGCTTTCGCATGGAAGAGCGCACCAAGCCTTTCCGTGGCGCGTCGGGCGCGACCCACCCAATGCTGACCGAGGCCATCATTCAGTTCCAAGCGCAGGCATTCAAAGAGCTCATGCCTGCTGGCGGCCCAGTGCGCAGCCAGATCATGGGCAAGGAAACGGTTGAAAAGTTCCAGCAAGCAGGCCGCGTGCAGGACTTTATGAACTACCAGCTCACCACGGTGATGGAAGAGTACACGCCGGAGTTTGACCAGCAGCTTTTCTACACGGGTTATGGTGGTTCGACCTTTAAGAAGGTCTATTTTGACTATCAGTTGAACCGCATGGTGTCAAAGTTGTGCCTTGCGGACGACGTATACATCCCGTACAACGGCTCAAGCGTCGTGTCCCAGTGCCCACGGCTCACGCACCGCATTGCAATGGACTCCAACGAGTACAAAAAGCGCGCTTTGGCAGGCGAATACTTGGATGTGGTGGCCGACACGTATGCCACGCCCAGCGATCCAAGCCAAATTCAGGCCGCAGTGGACAAAGTTACCGGCATTCAGCCCACCACGGACGTTGGCGAGGTGTTTTTGCTTGAGCAACTGGTCGATTTGGACATCCCAGGCTTTGAAGACAAGGATGAAAAGGGCGAACCAACGGGCATCAAGCTCCCGTACGTCGTCACTTTGATTGAAGACAGCCTGAAAGTGGTCGGAATCCGCCGAAATTGGAAAGAAGACGACGAAAAACGCCTGCGTCGCAACTATTACGTGCACTACGTGTTGGTCGAAGGGCCTGGAGCTTACGGCCTGGGCTTTGTGCACCTGATTGGTGGCCTGGCCAAGGGGGCCACAAGCGCTTTGCGCCAGTTGAACGACGCCGGTACGCTGTCCAACCTGCCTGCAGGCTTCAAGGCCAAAGGCGCGCGGATCGCGGATGACTCCAATCCCATCCAACCAGGCGAATGGCGCGACATTGACGCCGGTGGCGCAGAGTTGGCAGGCTCGCTTATGCCTTTGCCGTACAAAGAACCCAGTCAGGTGCTGTTTGCGCTGATGGGATTCTTGGTGGACTCAGGAAAGCGCTTGTCCAGCACCGCCGACATGCAGGTTGGCGATGGCAACCAGTACGCGCAGGTGGGCACCACCCTGGCACTGCTGGAGCGCGGCTCCATGGTCATGTCCAGCATCCACAAGCGCCTGCACTATGCACAGACGCTGGAGTTTCGCCTGCTCTTCGAGGGCTTTGGCGAGTACATGCCCGACGAGTACCCCTACGAGGTACCCGGAGCGAGCCGCAAGATCAAGAAGGCAGACTTTGACACCATGGTCAGCGTGCAGCCTGTTGCTGACCCCAACATCTTCAGCTCTGCCCAGCGTATCCAGATCGCTCAGATGCAATTGCAGCTGGCCCAGAGCGCCCCGAACATGCACAACATGTACGAGGCCTACTACCGCATGTATGCGGCGCTCAATATCCGCGACATTGACGGCGTGCTGCTCCCGCAAAACACCAACTCGCCTCGCGACCCTGCGTCGGAGAACAGCGACGTGTTGAACGGCATGAAGCTCAAGGCCTTTGCTGGCCAACAGCATGACGCGCACATTGCAGTCCACCTGATGATGGGCTTGTCGCCAATCCTGCAGGCCAATCCGCTTGCCGCGACCGAGTTGCAAAAGCACGTCTTAGACCACGTTCGCCTGAAGGCCGAAGAGGATGTCGAAGTGGAGTTGTTCAAGGCTTACGGCAAGGACCCCGATCGCATGGTGTCTGCTATCCAGAAAGAAGGCATGGTTGCCATCAAGATTGCCGTCTACATGCAGGAAGTGCGCAAGCTGCAGGACGAGATGGCGGGCGGAGACGAAGGTCCCGATCCGTTGATCAAGCTCAAGGAAACTGAAATCCAGCAACGCGCTCAAAACGACCAGGCCAAAATTGGCATTGACCAGAAACGTCTGGCGCTGGACGAGCAGAAGCAGCAAGAGACCATGCAGATCAACCGCCAGAAGCTGCAACTGCAGCAGACCAAGCTTAACCAACCAGGAGGCCAATATGCCGCTTAAAAAGGGTTCCAGTCAGAAGACAATCAGCCGCAACATTGGAGAGCTTGTGGGCGACTTCAAAGACAGCGGCTCAATTGGCACCAGCAAGCCCAAGAGCAAGGCGGCTGCCGTCAAGCAGGCCGCTGCCATTGCCTACAGCAAGGCAGGCAAGACCAAGAAAATGGCCAAAGGCGGGGACGTGATCAAGTCTCCGGCTGGCGTGCAGGGCCCTGCAATGGTTGTCAAGAAGCGCGACGGCAACCGTCCAGTTAAGATATACTGAAATGTCAGTGAATGCTATCGGGCGGGGCATTGAGCCGCCTGCTTTTCATGGAAATCACCATGCTTGAATTTGCAGAAGCAGTTCTGAAGGAAATCAGGAAACTTCAGGAACAGTCTAAACAGATTGTCCTGAATGGAACCATCACAGACATGGAGCGTTACCGCTACATGATGGGCCGCCTGGAGGGTTTGAGAATGGTCGAAGATTCCGTGAAAGAGTTACTCAAGAAAATCACGGACGATGACTTTGACGATTTATCAACCTGAGAGGAGCCTATGGAAACCGCAATCCCTGAAGTAAACATGACCGCCCTAGAGCGCAAGTGGGCCGAGGAGGCAGCCAACAAGCCGCCCGCCCTTGAAGACGCCTACACCGAGCTGGGGTTTGACCCCGAGAAGCTCAGCCAAGCGGTCATTGACACCATTCCAAAACCATCTGGTTGGCGTATCGCCATCTTGCCTTACCGTGGCGCTGAAAAGTCCAAGGGCGGCATTGTGCTGGCTGAAGAAACCCAACGCAAGACGCAGCTTGGCACCGTGTGCGGCTATGTCCTGCGAGTGGGCGAACTGGCCTATGGCGACCCATCAAAATTTCCCACTGGCGCGTGGTGCAAGGAAGGCGACTGGGTCATTTTTGGCCGCTACGCCGGTGCTCGCATCCCAATCGACGGTGGCGAGATTCGTCTGTTGAACGACGATGAGGTGTTGGCTGTGGTGAACAGTCCTGAAGATATTCTGCACATGTAAAGGAGCAAACGCATGAATGATGAACTGGAATTTAGGGTTGGTGAGGACGAGAGTTCGGCCACCGTGGCAATTGGGGAGGACGGCGCTGCTGAAGTGCTGGACAAGCCAGAAGCGCCGATCGTAGAAACTCAATCTACTGCGCAGCCCGCTACAGGCGAGCTGGAGCAGTACAGTGACAGCGTCAAGAAACGCATTGATAAGCTGACCGCGCGTCTGCGCGAGACCCAGCGCCGTGAGCAGGCAGCCTTGGATTACGCCAAGAGCGTCCAGGCCCGCGCCACACAGCTGGAGCAGCAGTACATGACCGCAGACAGCGAGCGCTTGGGCGAGGCCAATGGCCGCGTGCAGACGCAAGTGGTTGCTCTCAAGCAGATCATCCGCAAGGCCCGTGAAGAAGGTGACATTGACACCGAAACGGAAGCCCAGCAGCGCCTGACTTCGCTGACTCTGGAGCAAAGCCAGATCACTGCGGCTACGCAGCAGCGCGAGCAGCAGCAGAACGAGTGGAACTACCAGCAGCAGGTTGCCGCGCAGCAGCCTGTGCAACAACCCCAGGCTCCGGCACCGCAGGAAGTCGATCCTCGCGTAGAGGAATGGGCAGAGCGCAACCCCTGGTATGGCCGCGACACTGCCATGACTCATGCCGCTTGGGGCATCCATCGCCAACTCATTCAAAGTGAGGGATTTGACCCGAATGGAGATGAGTATTATGATGAGCTTGACAAACGTTTGAAACAGACCTTCCCGCAGCGGTTGGGAGGTCAGTCTCAGGCGCAAACTAACAGAGCCGCCCGATCCGTGCAAACGGTGGCACCTGCATCCCGGTCTTCGGGTATTAACAACGCACGCCGCACTGTCAAATTGACACCAAGTCAAGTTGCAATTGCCAAAAAGCTGGGTGTTCCTCTTGAGGAATATGCCAAGTACGTAAAGGATTAAAACCATGTCAGACGTCAAATTACCCACTCTCAATCGCAGTTCTCGCGGGGCCGAATCCCGGGAGAAAGATGCGCGACGCAAGCCTTGGGCACCTCCTTCACGACTGGATGCGCCTCCTGCGCCTCCTGGATACAAGCACCGTTGGATTCGAGCGGAAGCCGGTGGTTATGATGACCGCACGAACATTTCAGGGAAGCTCCGCGAGGGGTATGAACTGGTTCGTGGGGACGAGTACCCCGATTACCACGTCCCAACAGTAGACGATGGCCGACATGCTGGCGTGATCAGCGTGGGAGGTCTTCTTCTAGCCCGTATTCCAGAAGAAACAGTTGCAGAGCGCAATGCGTATTACCGCGACAGAGCGAACGACCAATTGCAGGCGGCTGATAACGAACTGATGAAGGCCAATGCTCACAACAGCATGACTATTCAGCGTCCGACTCGCCAGTCCCGCGTCTCTTTCGGCGGCCTTAACAAGGGCTGACGGAATCCAACTTTTTTAAGGAATGACAAATGGCTAACGTTGATAAAGCCTTTGGTCTGCGTCCTATCGGCAATCTCTCGGCCACTGGTGCTCAAGCTCAGTACGGCTACGAAATTGCGGATAACCAGTCCGGAGCAATTTTCCAAGGCGACCTCGTCACCATCTATGATGGCTACTTGGTCAAGTTTGCACCTGCAACCCACACAGCCGCCGTCGGCGTCTTCAACGGTTGCCAGTACATCGACCCCACTACAGGTAAGCCCACCTGGAAGAACTACTACCCTGGTTCTGTCAACATCACATCCGGCAAGATCATTGCTGACGTGATCGACGATCCAGCTCAGATGTTCCTGATCCAGGCTGATGCAGCTGTGGCACAAACCCAGATCGGCTTCAACGCCGACGTTATCGGCACTGGCGGCAGCACCACTACTGGTGTGTCCACCATGGAGCTGAACGCGGGTACCCTGGCAAAAACAGCTGCGCTGAACCTGAAAGTCATCGGCTTGTACAACGTACCGGGCAATTCGTTCGGTGAGTTTGCTGTGCTGGTGGTAAAAATTAACGAACACCTGTACGGCAGCGCCGGTGTTGCTGGTCAAGGAGCTTAATCATGGCAATTTCACGCGCACAACTGGTCAAGGAACTTGAGCCAGGTCTCAACGCCCTGTTCGGCCTTGAGTACAAGAACTACGAGAACCAACACACTCAGATTTACACCGTTGAATCTTCGGACCGCGCGTTCGAAGAGGAAGTGATGGAATCTGGTTTTGGTGAAGCCCCTGTGAAGACCGAAGGCGCTGGCGTTTCGTACGACCAAGCACAAGAAGTCTACACAGCTCGTTACACCCACGAAACCATCGCTTTGGCGTTCTCGCTGACTGAAGAAGCCGTTGAGGACAACCTCTACGACCGTCTGTCGGCCCGCTACACCAAGGCCCTGGCCCGTTCGATGGCTCAGACCAAGCAGATCAAGGCCGCAGCAGTTCTGAACGGCGCTTTCACCACCTCCATTGGTGGCGACGGCGTGGTTCTGTGCTCTACTGCGCACCCCACACTGTCGGGTCCTAACCTGTCCAACACATTGGCAACACCTGCTGACTTGTCCGAGACCTCCTTGGAACAAGCTCTGATCGACATCCAAGCGTTCACCGATGAACGCGGTTTGAAGATCGCTGTGCAGGGCTTGAAGCTGATCATCCCCAAAGAGTTGCAGTTCACGGCTGACCGTATCCTCAAGTCCACACTGCGTGTGGGCACTGCGGACAACGACATCAACGCGATCAAGAACATGGGCATGGTCTCTCAAGGCTACACCGTCAACAACTTCTTGACCGACCCAGATGCGTTCTTCATCAAGACAGACGCTCCTAACGGCATGAAAATGTTCGAGCGCGTGTCCCTGAAGACCGGTTTTGAAGGTGACTTCGACACCGGCAACGTGCGCTACAAGGCCCGTGAACGTTACAGCTTCGGCTTCAGTGACCCACGCGGCATCTTCGGCTCGCCAGGCTCCTAAGCAATTAGGGCAAATAAAAGGGCTCCTTTGGGAGCCCTTTTTGTTTGTATGTGCGGTAGCGCGCAGAACTACTTGGCCCACTGCATAAACTGAGTGAGCCACTGCTTTGGTGGCATCTCGCCGTGGCTCTCACGGCATTGAAAGGGCATGCAATGTCCGAAATCGTTACTGGAACCCCCGCCGTCGTCGGCTTTACCAATGGGCACGACAACCACGGCTATTACATGAACCCTGGGATCAGCGACAAAGACCAGATGTTTGCTGCAAACATTGACGGCAACGAGCAGACTCGTGACTTGCTTGAAGCGATTGCTGCAACTAGCGTAGCTGTTGAAAAGACGGGCGCTGCGGGCGTGTTGGCCACTTACGTGGCCAGTGCTGCAAACAGCTTGGCAACCGAAAAGATCGGCGCTGCCAACATCTTGGAGTCCGCCAAGAACGCTGCTGCACTGCATCTGCAAATTGCCTTGGCTGCTGCGGCCTCCGAAGCACAAGCCGATCGCAATGCCGCAGCATCGTTTGCCCTTGCCGCCAACAACCAGCAGGCTGCAATGATGTACGCAAACTCAAACGCCTCTGCGGCGATTTTGTTTGCTGCTCAGAACCAGGCGGCGCTGGCCAAGCAGCTTGCTGAGTGCTGCTGCGAACAAAAAGCGCTCGTGCTTGCCATCGACGCGCAAAACGTTCGTGACCAATACGCGATGCTGCAAACGCAGTTCATGATGGTTACTGGTGGCCTGACTCCTGTTGGGCTTGCCGCCGCCACTCGTGGTCGCATTGCTGCCTAATCGGTAGCATACTGGGCCCCGTTGCTCACAAGGCGACGGGGCTTTTTATTTATTGCACCCTCATAAAAACAGTGATATATTGCCCTTACTCCCGGACTTATCCGGTGTATCTGACGGCTCCGGGCCGACGTCATGCAGACAGATACGCCTCAACCGCATGAGGAAAATACCATGTCTTTGACCACCTTCTCCGGCCCAGTACGATCCCTTAACGGCTTTATTACTGGCGACGGCAGCACCATCACCAAGCTGCTTTCCGGCTCCGCTTCCCTGAATTTTCCCTCGATTGCCGCTGTAAGCCAGGCTGACCTGACTATCACCGTCACCGGCGCTGCCGTAGGTAATCAGGTGGTTTTGGCGTTGCCTGCCGCACCCACAGCTGGCATCGTCTTTAACGCGTTTGTTTCGGCGGCCAACACTGTCACCATTCGCGCATCCAACATCACCGCAGGTGCCATTGACCCTGCTGCGGCCACCTATGGCGTGATCGTCATGGCGGCTTAACAGGAGCTTGCCATGAGCGCCAGCAATTTACGGACGGTAACCAAGGCCGGGGCAACGACTGCCCTTGCCATCTCCGGAAGAACGCGCGTGATCGGTATTTATTACACATGTAATAACACCGCTTCTGTGATTCATTTGCACAATAATACAACAGGGGCGGGCGTTGCCCAAACCACCATTTACACACCGGCTGCGGCCGGTGCGTACGACATCATAATCCCTGATTTAGGCCTGTTATTCACTCAATGCGTCTACCTGGAATTCAGTGCTAACGTACTGAGTGTCACGTTGATATTTGAAGGCGGCTCACCCGTCTAATAGGAGCATTAACGTGGAGATGATGGTATGGAACGTTGTTTTAACGGCCGTCGTGGGGGTCATGGGGTTTTTACTCAAAAGTAGGTTTGACGAGCTTGATCGCATCAGCATTTTGTTGAACCGTACTCGCGAAGAAGTTGCCAGGGACCACATTACGCGCAAGGAAGTGGATGACCGAGTCGAGAAACTCGTCACTCACATGGACCAGAGATTCAACCGCATTGAGCAGAAGCTCGATGACATGCAAAAAGGACGGACAGCATGAAAGCAGCAATGAAAATGGTCAAAAAAGACGGCAAATCAGTGCCTGCTTTTGCGGCCGATGGCATGGGCAAAATGAAAAAAGGTGGCATGGCCATGAAGTCCTCTTCGGACAAGATGGGTCGGGCTGTTTCTCGTAAAACGGCCGACGTCAAGGGCCGTGCAATGAAAAAAGGAGCTTGATATGGCTGGAAAAGGTATGGGTTGCGCCACTCGTGGCGGCGGTGCTATTGAAAGCGGCGCAAAAAACAAGGTAATGTCTGCGCCGAGTCAAAGCACAGGCGTCCCCAAGATGAAAACTGGCGGTATGGCCAAGAAAAAGCCTATGGGCAAGATGGGTGGCGGCATGATGATGGCTAAGCCCTATAAAAAGGGTGGGGCAGCCTGCTAAATGGCCACATCAGGCACAACCACGTTCAACCTGTCGATTGACGACCTGGTTGAGGAATCGTTTGAGCGCTGCGGCATGCGGCCGACCAGTGGGTACCAGCTCACCTCGGCACGCCGCTCGCTCAACTTGCTTTTCCTTGACTGGGCCAATCGCGGGCTGAACCTGTGGACAATTGAGCAGGCCACTTTCCCGTTGACCGCTGGCGTCAACGAGATCGCTTTGGATGCCTCTGTTGTCAACGTGCTTGAGGCGGTCATTCGCCAAAATGACCAGGGCACCAACACGGATGTGTACATTGAGCGCATTAGTCGTGAAGACTGGCTCAACGTGCCCGACAAGACGACGCAGGCCCGCCCTGCGCAGTTTTATGTTGAGCGTACCAACATCCCCAAGGTCTATTTTTACCCTGCCCCAGCGGCAGGATACACGTTTGTGTATTACCGTATCCGACGCATCCAAGATGCAGGCGGTTACACCAACACGGCTGACGTAAACTTCAGGTTCTTACCCTGCCTGGCTTCGGGCCTGGCTTACTATTTGGCCCTCAAATTTGCGCCTGACCGAGCTGCAGCGCTGAAGGCCATTTACGAGGAAGACTTCCAGCGCGCTGCAATGGAAGACAGAGACACCGCCAGCGTGCAGTTTGTGCCGGACATGGGGGTATGACATGGCCTTTGCGTCAGGAAAATACTCCAACGGGCTGTGCGACTACTGTGGTCAGCGCTACCCGTACAACACCCTGCGCAAAAACTGGCGGGGGTTCATGGTATGTCCGGACGACTACGAGCCCAAAGAGCCCCAACTCGAGCCCCTGCGCTACAGCGGCGATGCCACTGCCCTGCGCGATCCGCGCCCCGATCGTATTGAGCCCGTATCCGTTTTTGTCGGCGCGCCAGGCTTTACATTTTTTCAAAGCTACGGCAGCGTGCGCGGTGGAACAAACATGCAACCGTACATACAAGACCAGGCACTCATCGCGCAAGGTGTTGTCGGAAAAGTGACCGTGAGCATCACATGAACTACAACGAACTTGTCACCAACATCCGCAACTACACTGAAGTGGGGAGCAACGTCTTCACTGACTCAGTGATTAACGTGTTCATCACCATGGCGGAGAACCAGATTCTTCGCGAGATTGACTTGGATGTGTTTAAGTTGGAAGCCACGGGAAACATGACCCAGGGCAACAAGTTCCTGACTGCTCCGACCGACCTTCTCACGCATCGCTACATGATCTTGACGCCTGCCAGCGGCGAGCAGTTGTTCTTGGACTTCAGAGATACGTCGTTCATGAAGGAGTACTGGCCCAACGGCAGCACTCAAGGGACTCCAAAATACTATTCAGTGTGGGACCAGAACACGTTTTACATTGCGCCTACGCCAGATCAAAACTACAGCGTAGAGCTGGGATACATTTACCGGCCCGCACAGCTGTCGTCCACAAACCAGACAACGTGGATCAGTATCAATGCCCCTGAGGCGCTGCTTTACGCATGCTTGATTCAAGCTTACAGCTACACCAAGGGCCCAGCGGAAATGATGCAGTATTTCCGTGCGGCCTACAAAGAAGCCATTCAAGGCCTGGGTGCTGAGCAACAGGGCCGTCGTCGTCGTGATGAATACCGAGATGGTATGCTTCGTATTCCACTTAAATCGGAGTCACCAGGACCATGATCACCCCTCTTGTTCAAGCCTCTATGGGCAGTGTTTTTGTTGAGACGACGCAGGATCGCGGCTGGACCCCCCAAGAACTGGCCGTTCGCGCTGCGGATAAGATTATTTATGTTGGAGACCAGTCCCATCCGGCAATTCAGGCGCAAGCCAGGGCATTCAAAGAAAACGTTACACACGTTGTAGCGTTTTATTTGCGGGAGGCCGTCGAGCAGGACAGGGCGACAATTGCGGCCAAGCTTCACAAAGCAGGTCACCCCGAACTGGTTCATTTACTAGGAGATTAAAAATGGCGTTTACAGGTAACTTTATGTGCACCAGCTTCAAAGTTGAGCTGATGCGCGCAGTGCACAACTTTACGACGAGCACTGGCAACACTTTTAAACTGGCGTTGTACAACAACACTGCGGCTTTTACGGCCGCAACCACTGCGTACACTGCCACCAACGAAGTGCCTAACTCAGGTTCCTACACGGCAGGTGGCGGTATTTTGACCAACGTCACGCCCACGTCCACCGGCACAACTGCCTTTACGGACTTTGCTGACCTGTCATTCACAAGTGCAACCATCACTGCGTTTGGTGCGCTGATTTACAACAGCTCGGCCGCAGGCACACCTACCGTCTGCGTACTGGACTTTGGTGGTGCAAAAAGCTCTACTGGCGGCACCTTTACCATCATTTTCCCCACTAACGACGCGACAAATGCGATTATCCGGATTGCCTAAGGGGCATGAGTGGCAGATGTCGTTGTTGCCTTTGCGGGATGGAACGCCTCCGGTGTAGCCTGGGGCGCTCAGCCATGGGGGCAAGGTGTCCTCGACATTGCCGCAATTGGTGAGGTAGGGGATGTAACTGGCGGCGTTATACCCCGAGGGGTAGAGGCAACAGGTTTTATTGGGGATGTTGAGGTACAGGGTGATGCCCTTGTGCTTCTTGACGGGGTACAGGCGTCAGCGGAGCTTGGCGCGGCCGAAGTAGACATCAGTGACGTAGCCACGCTTGTTGGGGTGGCCGGAACTGCGGCCGTCGGCCCCGTCGTAGTACGGGTCGACGATGAGACCCTTCTTACGGGGGTATCCGCCACCGGTGATATTGGCGAAGTAGTAATACAGAGCTCCTATCCTGTCACGGGGGTGTCTGCAACTGTAGCTGTCGGCACGGTTGTAGTAGAGATTGGGGCAGATGCCTTTGTCACGGGTGTATCTGCAACCGGTGATATTGGGCAGGTACAGCTAGTTGGCGAAGCAGATGCCTTTGCCACAGGGGTGTCTGCAACCGGTGAGGTTGGCCAGGTAGAGCAGGACACCGGCTATTTTGTCACGGGAGTCTCTGCAACTGCCGATGTAGGCACGGTTACAGTAACAAACACCGTTGATGCAACTGTTGCATTTTCTGGCTGGAATGCTTCTGGGGTGGCATGGGGCGCTCAACCGTGGGGCCAAGGTGTTCTGAATATTGCCTCGACGGCGGTCCTTGGCGACGTTGTAGTAGATTCCCCTTCCGTAGATGTCACGGTTCAGGGTGTCCAGGCAACGGCCATTCTTGGCGACATTACGGTGGACGCCCCGTCCGCAGATGTCACGGTTCAGGGTGTCCAGGCAACGGGCCGTGTTGGCCAGGTTGCAGTATTCATTCCCTCTGTAAATGTCACGGTCCAAGGCGTTCAAGGAACGGCGCTTGTTGGCCAAGTTGCGATAGCGGGCGGTTCTGCAACTGTTACACTCCAAGGCGTTCAAGGAACGGCGCTTGTTGGCCAGGTTGAAACAGTCAACGGGACCTCTGTGTTTGTCGTAGGAACGCAGGCAGTAGGCCTTGTCGGAGGCCTGTTTGGCTGGAGCATCGTCAACGACCAAAACGTTGTGGACTGGGCTCCTGTGGATGATCAAAACACTGCAGTATGGGCCACTGTAAATGACCAAAACACTGCAACTTGGTCGACTGTAGACGATCAAAACACTGCGACATGGGTGGTTGTAGACGACCAAAACAACGCAAACTGGGATTTAACTCCTACCTAAAAGAAAAATACTGCAAAATACCGGGGTAAGGGCTTTACACAAGGAAATGGCATGCCAAGTACGTATTCAAATCTTAAATTCGAGCTGATTGGCACAGGCGATCAAGCTGGAAATTGGGGCGACACGACCAACAGCAACATTGGCACTGCCATTGAGCAAGCTATCACAGGGCTGGGCAACCCCGTCTTTACAGCTGACTCTAATTTGACAATTTCTCTGACAGACACAACTGCTTTGCAGGTGGCGCGGGCCTTGGTTTTAAACGTCACGTCTTCAGTCAGCTTAACTGCAACTCGTCAACTGATAGTCCCTGCTATCCAGAAGCAGTACATTGTCCAGAATAACACCACGGGCGGCCAAAGCATTACTGTGATAACTGCGTTTGGAACTGGCGTTACGGTTCCCAACGGCGCAAAGATAATTTTGTACGGGGACGGGGTAGACGTGACCAATGCGGTGTCGCACTTCAGCGCCCTAACGCTTGCTGCTCCACTGCCTATTACAAGCGGAGGAACAGGTTCTACAACAGCGGGTTTGGCATCAGGCAACAGCATTGTTCTTTCTGGAACTTTTCCAAACCAAACGATAAATCTTTATGGCTATGTGCAGAACTCTCAGTCTGCTGATTACACGCTAGTCTTGGGCGACGCCGGAAAGCAGATTTTTCATCCGGCGTCTGATGCCTCGCAACGTAACTACACCATCCCTGCGGATAGCGCCGTGTCCTTTCCAATTGGCACGCAGGTACTGTTCACCGTAGAAAACGGTGGGCGAGCAGTGTTTGTGTCATGTGGAGATACCCTGGTGTTTGGAGCAGGTACCACGGGCACAGTGCAAGTGGTACCAAACAACACTTTGGTCTGTATAAAGGTTACGGCAACTAAATGGATGGCAAACTTCTTGTATCAGACAGGAAGTGTAAGTACAGTTCTTGAGTCTGTTGTAGTTGCAGGCTCTTCTATGGTTACGTATCCATGGACCTCAACCGGTTTTGGAACGGCATATACCAACGCTTCCGGGGTGCCTGCTTCCGTGCTGGGAGCTGCTTTTAGCCCATCAGGAAGGGACCTGGCTATTGCCCATGCAGTTACCCCCTTTGTAACTGTCTATCCTTTTTCGGTGCAGGGCTATGGTGCCAAGTATTCTGACCCCGCAACGTTGCCCGTAACGCAAGGTAACGGGGTTGTGTTTAGTAACCTTGGGGATAATATTGCAGTGGCTTGTAGCGGCACCCCATTTGTCTCTGTTTACCCATGGTCTGGCGCTGGCTTTGGCAGCAAGTATGCCAACCCCGCAACGTTGCCTGCGGGCATAGGCAGCAGCGTTGCTTTCAGTCCGTCCGATGACGCTATTGCGGTTGCTCACGCCACTACCCCATTTGTCTCTGTTTACCCATGGTCTGGCGCTGGCTTTGGTACCAAGTTTACCAACCCCGCAACGTTGCCTACGGGTACAGGGAACAGCGTTGCTTTCAGTCCCTCTGGCGGAGCTATTGCGGTTGCTCACGCCACTACCCCATTTGTCTCTGCCTACCCATGGTCAGGCGCGGGCTTCGGCACCAAATATGCCAACCCTGCCACAGTGCCTACGGGAACTGGCAGAGGTGTTGCTTTTAACCCGGCAGGTACGGCCATTGCAGTGGCCCATGATATTACCCCGTGGGTATCTACCTATCCATGGTCAGGCGCTGGTTTTGGCACTAGATTTGCCAACCCCGCAACAGTGCCTACGGGAATAGGTAACGCTGTTGACTTTAACCCCGCAGGCACGGCCATTGCAGTAGGCCATGCCGTCACTCCATTTGTCTCTGCCTACCCATGGTCTGGCGCTGGTTTTGGTGTCAAATATGCCAACCCTGGATCGCTGCCTGCGGCCGCTGTTAACAGCGTAGCTTTCACCGTTAACCCATAATTTTAAAAGCCATGATCTATACCCAGCTTCCTCCTGCCTACAAATACGACACCCTTGCTGATGCCATTTATGCACGTGAAGTGGAGTATTTTCACTATGAGCTTGACCGCTCCAACTTTGAGCACCTGCTGGGAACGCTCGAAGATTTTGAATCTAAGACGGATATTGCGGAGCGACTTGCTTCAACAACCAAGCAAATGCGGATGGTTGAGGCAGTGATGGATGCACTACGTGCACAGATTGACGATCAACAGGCCTATGCAGATGCAGTTGAGCGGGTAACTGCCAAGCGCAAGGCCAAGGAGTCAGCATAATGCTTAGATATGTTCAGTCCCAGAATGGGGTCTTTCTTCGCCATGTCCACGATGTCGAACCGACGCAGTGGGACGAAGATACCTTTTGTTTTGCCCGAAAGCTGACGCCTGAGCAGGCGCTGTATTTTGGGGTGGCCAAACTTCGCATTGCCACGCCACCATACTACGATCCCGCTACGCAGCAGCGCGATGAAGGGCCCGCGATCCTGGAAGATGGGGTCTGGACTCAGCAGTATGTTGTCACGGAAATGGACAGTGAAGAGGCCCTGGCAAAAATCGCTGATCAAGCTCACCGGGTTCGTGAAGAAAGGGACCGTCTGCTGGCATCTTGTGACTGGACACAGGCGGCAGATGTGCCGGTGGACAGGACGGCGTGGGCGGCATACCGCCAACTTTTGCGGGAGCTGCCGCTGCAAGAGGGGTTTCCTTGGTCCATCACCTGGCCCGATGCACCGTGACCCAAATAAGCACGATTTGTTTTAAAATCAACGATATTACTTCCGCATAGGAAACCCCATGGCAAGCACTTTTTCAGCCCTCAAATTCGAGATAATCGGCAGCGGAGAGCAGTCGAACACTTGGGGTAATACGACCAACACCAACATTGGTACCGCCATTGAGCAGGCCATCACGGGCCTCAGTAATCCAGAGTTTTTGACGGATTCCAACCTTACCATCAGCCTGAGCGACGCGTTGGGACCGGCACTGCAGGTCCCGCGAGCCCTGGTCCTCAACGTCACATCTGCAGTCACTTTGACGGGTGTTCGCGAGCTGGTTGTTCCAACGATTCAAAAGCAGTACCTTGTCCAGAACAACACGTCAGGTGGCCAGAGCATTACCGTAAAAACGTCTTCAGGGACGGGCGTCACAGTGCCTCACAACACAAAGATGCATTTGTACGTGGATGGGGTAAATGTGGTGAATGCAGTCACCCATTTCAGCTCTCTGACCCTTGGCGCTGCACTGCCTGTCACAAGTGGTGGAACGGGGCTTACTAACCCCGCCCTAGTTCAGGGGACCAACGTCACGATCACCGGAACATGGCCCAATCAAACAATTAACGCCGCTTCCCCCAACTTAACGGGAGCCGTGACTTCAGTAGGCCCCGCCACTTCTTTAGGTTCATTTAGCTCCTCTAACCTAGCCGGAGCTTTGACAGATGAGACGGGCAGTGGATCAGCAGTGTTTGCAACGAGCCCGACCTTGGTTACGCCCAACCTCGGCACGCCTTCTACTCTTGTGGGCACCAACATCACAGGAACAGCGGCGGGCCTGACAGCGGGCGCTGTAACAACCAACGCTAACCTTACAGGCGCGGTCACGTCAACCGGCAATGCTACCGTGTTGGGATCGTTCACTTCCGCCGCGTTGGCCGGAGCCTTAACAGATGAGACGGGCAGCGGCGCGGCAGTGTTTGCGACAAGCCCGACCCTGGTCACGCCTAACCTTGGCACGCCGTCAACTTTGGTTGGAACAAACATCACCGGCACAGCCTCCGGCCTGACGGCGGGCAACGTAACGACCAATGCCAACTTGACAGGCATGGTCACTTCGGTGGGCAACACCGCTTCACTGGGCTCGTTCACTTCTGCCAACCTTTCCGCTGCGCTTACCGACGAGACGGGCAGTGGCGCGGCGGTGTTTGCGACGAGCCCTACCCTGGTCACGCCTGCCCTTGGAACACCTTCGGCCCTCGTTGGAACCAACATTACCGGCACAGCGGCAGGCCTGACAGCGGGCAACGTGACGACCAATGCCAACTTGACGGGTGCGGTCACATCAACAGGCAATGCTACCGTGCTGGGGTCGTTTACTTCTTCCTCCTTGGCGGGAGCTTTGACTGACGAAACGGGCAGTGGCGCGGCGGTGTTTGCGACAAGCCCAACTTTGGTTACCCCAGTCCTGGGAACCCCCACCAGCGGCGCATTGACCAACTGCACGGCAGATGGCACCAACAAGGTGGGTTACCGAAACGTCCCTTTGTCAGGCATCAAGACTGCAAGCTACACCCTCGTGGCGGCCGACGTTGGTAAGTTTATTGAGCTTGGAACAGGCGGTACTGTTGTTGTTCCAGCGGCCGTGTTTGCCGCAGGAGACGTCATCAGCATTTTCAACAACACCTCTGCCACCATTGCCTGCACTTGTTCCGCTGTGACGGATGTTTACAAGGCCGGAACGGATGCTGACATCAGCGCTTTTAGCATCACCACAAGGGGCGTGGTCAACATTTTATTCATCACGGCCACGCGCGCTGTTGTAACGGGGAATTTGGCATGAGCGGAACACTTAACATCATGCTTGCCGCTTTTGGTGGAGGCGGTGGGCCTCCTGTTGGACTTTTGGCGTACATTGCAGATACCCGCGTCAGGATAGATGCCAGTCCTAAAATAGTTATCAAAAACGATCTGTTATATCTAGCAGTTGATACTGGCAACCCCATTAACACTAGGTCCGCTGTCACAGTGGCAAAATTGCCGCTTGACTTATCTGCAATTACTTGGCAGACGCAGGTAGCAACCACCACTTCCAATGACTATTCTTATCCAAATGCTATAACTGTTGATAGCTCAGGAAACGTCATAGTAGCTGGAAGCATTTTTATCGATTTTAACACTCTCACTTTTCCGTATTTGTTAAAAGTTAACAGCAGCGGAACTTTTCAATGGCACCGCTACATAAACCAAAAAGGCACTTTTAACGGAGTTACAACAGACGCAAGTAACGCTATTTACCCTGCAGGTACTGGTAACTATATTTATTCAACCCGAACCGATATTGTTGTTTCTAAGTACGACAGCAGCGGAACTCGCCAGTTTCTCCGATTACTTGGGGATACGGCTACCCCTACCACCTCTAGTTCCATCGGTAATGGGGTGGCACTTCTCAACAGTACTAATTACTGCGTTGCATCTCGTGTAACTCCTTCAAGCTTTGACGGATGCTTGTGGACCTTGGCTCAGGCAGACGGGGCAAAAGTAGGGGCCACCTTTCAAAATAACGCTGCAAATACTGCGCAGGACGGAGTGGCTGTTATCCAAGGAGAGACTGCAGATGTTCTTTATTACCTGGTAAATACGTACACAACAGGGAGCACTACTAGCCAATCCACCCAGGTTTTATTGAAGTTTACGACGGCAGGTGGATATGTGTGGCAAGGATTTCTTACTGATACCGGTGGCTTAACTACCGTCGGCACTGCTCTATGCATGGACCCCAGCAACACGCATGTTTATGTTGTTGGGTATACCACAGGCGCTGTCGGGGGCCGCACGGAAGTGCTGATCAATAAGTGGACCATCAGCGGCACGCTTGTATGGCAGCGGAGCGTTACATCTCCAACCAAATCGGTATCTGATCCGCGCATTGCAGTAGACTCTTTTGACAACATTTACGTGTCTTTTAGGTCTACCGCTCATGTCAATGGGGAAAGAGCGCTGATCATGAAGATGCCTGGTGACGGGAGCGGTAGCGGCAACTCTGCCACGGTTGACGGTTTTACGTACAACTACGTTACAACCAGTCGAACTACGCCAACTGATGCCCTTACTAACACTACCAACTCCAACGGTACTACAGCAGGCGCTGATGCGGGTGTTACGCCAGGCAATACGGTTACGACGGGTGTTATGACCATAACCACGGTTCCTTTTTAACCATGAAAGACTGGTTCGTTGCCCTTGTTGCAGCGGCCAGTCTGGTCGGTCTTGTGCTTTGGTGCACGTATATTTTTTGGTGGATTTATGCTCGCTGAACTCGCGGCTGCAAATGCGGCATTCAACGTCATAAAGGCGGCTCTGGCCAACGGCAAGGAGTTGTCTGCGCTTGGTGGTCGGGTTTTCGACTACTTTGACAACAAGGCTAAAATCCAAGAGAAGGCCACCCAAAAGGGCGGCGGAGAAGGTCGTAGCGACATGGAAGAGTTCATGGCGCTGGAGCAACTCAAGCAGCAAGAAGAGCACCTGCGCGAGTCGATGGTCTACGCTGGGCGTGCGGGCATGTGGGAAGACTGGGTGAAGTTCCAAGCCCAAGCTGCACGGCGGCGACGAGAGAAGAAGGAAGCCGTGGCCCGTGCCATTGTTGAGCGCAAGGCCCGCATGGAAAAGTTGGTCGAGTATTTTGCAATCGGCATTGCCACCGTGATCTTGGCCGCGCTCATGATCTATGGCATCGCGCTGTACATGATGTACCGGAAATGAGTGACGAGAAACTGACCCCGGACTCCACACTCGACAAGGTGCTCGGGTATGTGGACTCGCCCTTCAAACTGTTCGCCATCCTCGTGATGGGCATTGTGGCCTTCACGGGCTACTTCATGTGGCAGAACCAAGAATTCATGAGGGACGCCTACAAGGAGTCCAAGAAGCTGCCGGAGATCAACACATCTCGAGCAGACGAAGCCAGCGCCATGCTCTTCAAAAAGACGGGCGCAACCGTGGTGGCGGTGTTCAAGGTCAACCCCCTGTTCGGCAGCAGGGTGCTGTACCGCGCGTACACCAAGGATGGCAGGGATAAGAGCGTTGAGGACATTGATGTTGGCCTCTTCAGCCAAAACGCTGCGAATAATGCCGATGTGGTCAAGCTGATGACCAATGAGATTCCGTGCTCCGAGTACCGTTATGCGCAGTCCGAAGTCGGGATTTGGTACCTGGAGAAGGGGGTGGGCTTCACCTGCCGGGTAAGCGTTCCTCCAGATTCGCACCGGTTTGTCGGGCAGATTACCGTAGGCTGGGTAGATCCTCCGCAAAATATTGAGCAAGTAAAATTCATGCTGGAAATTGCTTCGGCCATGTTGACCAAAAGGGGAAATTGATTATGTTGGAAATTCTTGGTGGAGGTATTTTTGGGTCGCTGATCGGCGGGCTATTCCGCATGGCCCCTGAGGTCCTGAAGTTCTTTGACAAAAAGAACGAGCGCCAACACGAATTGGCCATGTTCAAGAACCAGTGTGACTTGGAAGCCCAGCGTGGTCAGCAGAAGTTGGCCGAGATTGGTGCGCAGCGGGAGGCCGCTGTCGACGTGGGCGTTATGGATGCCTTCAACAACGCCATCACCCAGCAGGCCGAAATGGTCAAAGCCGCAGGCGGTTGGGTGGCAAGCTTGTCGGCTTCAGTGCGCCCCGTGGTCACATACTGGGTGCTGTTCATCTGGTCATTCATCCACGTTTGGTTTGCATGGAACGCATGGTTGGTCGGTGCCCCAGCCTCAGAGGTGTTCAAGACCATGATGACCCCTGACTTCTCCGCTCTACTGTCCGGCACCATCAATTACTGGTTCCTTGACCGTACCCTGAAGCAGCGCGGAATATGAACCTGGACCTTGCCGCAGCCCTCTGCCGACAGTTTGAGGGGTTCCGCTCCAAACCGTACCTGTGTCCGGCTGGCGTGGCAACGATCGGCTACGGCTCCACCTACTACGCAGACAAACGCAAGGTCACCCTGCAAGATGAGCCTATGGATGAGACCGCAGCCCGTGCGCTTTTGATGGTTGAGCTTGAGCACACATATCTTCCAGGTGTTCTGCGCAACTGCCCCGGCCTGATTACTGATGTCCGCAAGTGCAATGCCATTGTAGATTTTGCCTACAACCTTGGCACAGGCCGCTTGCAAACAAGCACGTTAAAGCGGAAAATCAACGCCAATGACTGGGAAGGGGCCAAGGAACAACTAATGCTTTGGACCAAGGGCGGAGGTAGGGTCTTGCCAGGCTTGTTAAAACGGCGCACTGCCGAGTGCGCACTACTGGATTGACTCATGAAAACCACGCCGATTTGGGACAAGACGCGCCCTAAAAGCCTTGGAAAACCCAAAGCTTTATCTCCTGTAAAAAAGGCTGCCGCAAAAACGGCTGCCAAAAAGGCCGGTCGGCCGTACCCCAACCTGGTGGACAACATGCGCGCGGCAAAGAGGTAACCATGGCTACAGTTAAAAAAGACGCAATCGTCAAAGGGATTAAAGAGGCTTACGCACGGGGGAACCAAGGTGCTCCGGAAGCGGTCATGGACATCCATGTCAACCTCAAAAACCGTAATCACGCTATCAAAGATTACGGTTATGGGCCCATCAACCCCGGCGCGGCATCCACGGCTTTTTGGCAAAGAAAGGCTGACATGTGGGAGACCACCATTCCCGAGGTAAAAAAGGCGCTGTGTGAGAACTGCGGCGCATTTATCCAAACACCAAAAATGCTTAAGGCCATCGCAGCAGGCATTGAAAAAGAGGACATGGGCGAGCATGAAAGCTACGCTGGAGATGTCATCAATGCTGCCAACCTTGGCTACTGCGAACTGTTTCACTTCAAGTGTGCCGGGGACCGGACATGTGACGCATGGCTAATTGGCGGACCGATTAGATAAGGCATATTTATGGCACTTCTTCGACTTTTTCTCAAGCCGGGCATTGACAAGCAAAACACCGAATATGGTGCAGAAGGCGGCTGGGTGGACTGCGATTTTGTGCGGTTTCGCTACGGCCTGCCGGAGAAGATTGGCGGGTGGGAATCCTTCAACAACCCACAAATCTATTTTGTAGGAAGTGCATCCGAGGTCTTTTCCTGGAACGCGTTGGATGGCACTCCGTATCTGGTCATTGGTACAAGCCGCAAGGTCTATGTCTACTATGGTGGAACGTGGGCTGACATTACCCCCATTCGAACCACTGACACAGTCACATTTACCACGACCAATGGCTCTACTACGGTCGTAGTCAATGACGCTTCCCATGGGGCAGTGGTAGGGGACTTTGTGACGTACAACACCGTCACTGGGAATCCTGGGGGGATTACCAACGCCAGTCTTACGGGGGAATTTGAGATTCAGGAAATCTTAAGTGGAAGCCAGTACACCATTTTGTCCCCTATGCCCGCCAGCTCCAATGCCTCTGCTGCGGGATCGGCCAATGCCGTGTACCAGATTAACGTCGGCAGTGACGTAAGCTTCTTTGACTATGGCTGGAACACCGGCTCATGGAACTCTTTTGCATGGAATACCCCTCGTCCTGCGTCAGTTCTGGGACTTTCACTGGGCTCCCGTGTCTGGCAGTTTGACAACTACGGCCAAGACCTCATCATGCAGCTGGCTAACGGAGGAATCTTTCAATGGTCCCCCGATTCAGGCCTTACGGTCCGTGCTACGCCACTTGTGGGAGCCCCCACAAAAAGTGCGTTTGCACTGCTTTCCACGCCTGATCGACACCTTGTGTGTTTTGGAACAGAGTCAGTTCTGGGTGACCCCACCAGCCAGGACCCAATGTATGTACGCTATTCAGACCAGGAGGACATCGGAGACTTTGTTGCTACAGCCACCAACACGGCAGGCGGACAACGGCTCACGGACGGAAATGAGATTGTTGCCGCACTGCGGTCACGCGGCCAAATTTTGATCTGGACTGACACGGCCCTTCACGGGCAGCAGTACATCGGGCCGCCCTTCACGTTTGGCTTTCAGCAGCTGGGTGCTAACTGCGGAATCATCGGCCCGCATGCATGCGCTGACGTCAATGGCGTAGCGTACTGGATGAGCAAGGACGCTTTTTTCGTGTTTGACGGTACAGTGAAAAAGATTCCGTCATCCGTGCAGGACTACGTGTACAAGAACCTCAATCTTGGACAGACCTCTTCTGTTAACGTGGCAATCAATACCCAGTTCAACGAAGTGACGTGGTTCTACGCAACACTGGACAGTGACTTTGTCAACCGATCGGTGACATACAACTATCTGGAAAACGTCTGGTCCATTGGCACAATGGCAAGAACTGCGTGGCAAGACATCGGGTCTTTTGATCGGCCATTGGCCACAAAGTACGACAATGAGGCCCCGCAGGAAAGTCTTACCCCGATCAACGGCTTGACCCCTGGAAGGTCGATCCTGTACAACCAGGAGACGGGCGTGAATGACGACGGCTTGCCAATTGCAGCCCACATTTACTCCGGCTACTTTGACATTGGTGATGGGGATCAAGTGCTCTTCATGAAGCGATTTATTCCAGACTTCAAGAACCAGGTAGGTGACCTGACAGTGCGGCTGCTCTTGCGCCTGTACCCGCAAACCACCGCCACCCCAAGCTCCTTGGACCCGTACATCATCACACCAAGCACCGACAAGGTGGACACGCGCGCGCGCGGGCGACAAATTCAACTGCGCATTGAGAGCAGCGAGCTGGACACCAATTGGCGGTTTGGCACGATGCGTGTCGATATTCAACCGGATGGCATTCGATGAGCAAGATTACCAACGTTCGTTTGCCCAACTCAAACCAGTCGGGATACGACCCGAGCCAGTTTAACCAGCTTGTTCGATCGCTTGAGCAGATCATCCTGCAGTTGAACAATACCTACACCCCAACCACCACGGAGAACAAGGACCAGGCGCAATCTTGGTTCTTTGGCAAATAATGGGAAACGCATACAAACGCTACAACGAGACGCTGGTGGCGGCAACGCCAAAAGTGGTTTTAACGGTGCCGGAAGCAACCACTGCAATTGTCAAATCCATTTGGGTGGCCAACAACGCAGGGTCTTCGTCCAATATGGTTGTGACGTATTCCCCGGCGGGTGCTGGGACGCATTACCTCGTGCCCCAGGCGGCGCTGGCCTCAAAGGCCTTTGTAGACTACATGGCCTTGAGCAGCGGAGGGCCGCTGGTGCTAGAAGCAGGGGACATCTTAAGCGTGACGTCCTCCCAGAGCGATGTTTACACTGTTGTGAGCGCTCTTTTGGTGGACAGAACTTGAAGATTTAAGGGATAATCTTGCCATTCTCGCGTCCTTTCCCGGCGCGCAGCCCCAAGTGAGGCTACTGGCAAAAACTGGAAAGGACTATCATGGCGAATGAAGGAATCATGGCGTTGCCCGAGGGCATGCCCATGCAAGGCGAAGAGCCTGTGAGCGAGCAGCCGACTGTCTCAAGCGCTGACTCATACGATGCCGCACAAACGGCGCTCGGAATGGTCAGCCCTGGTGAGGACGTTGCAATAAAAGAGGCAATTCGCCAGAACATCGGTGACCTCCAGCTGACGCCTGAGCAGCTGGACATGATGATTCAAGTCTTTGAGTACATCAGCCAGCGCCCTGAGGACTACGGCAACATGCTCAAGCTGATGCAGGAGCAGGGCGCAATTGATCCTGGCGACCTGCCTGAAGAGTACGACCCCGTGTTTATTGGCACGATGCTGGCTGTCCTTCACGAAATGCAGCAGATGCAGGGGGAAGGTGCCCAAGACCCAATGGCCATGTCCCCCGTGGTCGAAGGTCTGCAACCCATTGCCATGGCCCAAGGCGGCCTGGCCGATGTGGGTCAATACCTTGCCTCTAGGGGTCGGGGCGGCGACAGCATCTTGGCACACATTACCCCTGAAGAAGCCTCAATGCTCAAGAGCCGTGGCGGTGCGGGCACAGTCAACCCAAACACAGGCCTGCCTGAGTTCAAAAGCAACCCTTTTAAGGCGATCGGAAAAGCGATTTCATCGGTTGTTAAAGGCGTCGTCAATGTCGTCAAGAAGGTGATCGCAAGCCCTATTGGTAAGGTGGTGAGCACTATTGCGTTGGCCACGGTCCTCGGGCCAGCAGGCGTGGGCCTGTCCATGGGCACTGCGGCAGGCGTGGCAGGCGCAGGTACAACACTTTTGGGAGGCGGCTCCCTCAAAGAGGCCTTGATCTCTGGCGCGCTGGGCTATGTCGGCGGCGGAGGCACGATCATGGGCGTCAGCCCCACTGGTGCGCTTGGTCAATACCTCCCAGGCGCAGCTGGCGGAGCACTGAACACGGGCCTGGCCACAGGCCTGATTGGTACTGGCATTGGCAAGCTGGGCGGCATGAGCACGTCAGACGCCCTGAAAATGGGTCTTACCTCCGGTGCTTCGGCTGCTGCACTGGCAGGCCTTAACGGTGGCTCGCAGGGAAATGCCCAGCCTCAAGCAGATGGGGGCGGTGGCGCAGAGGCAAGTGGGGGCGGAGGGGGTTCAGATTCTGGTCTTCAATACGATGGCACGGCTCGCAGCATGCTTTCAATGCAGCCCACGCAGTCTATGCAGCCTATGTCATACAACACGCCGAATTCTGCCGCCTCATCTTCCCCGGGCTTTTTTGAGAGCATGCTGGGTTCTTCGACCCCTGCTGCAACCTCCTCTGCCGCTGCGGCACCTGCTGCATCGTCCCCCGGGTTCTTTGAAAGCCTGTTTGGCCCCTCTGCGGCCCCCGGCACGGCGGCGGCGTCACTTGGGGCTGCGGCTCCGAGCGCAGCAACTACGGCAGCTGCAGCAGCCCCAGGCATGGGCTTAATGACTAAAATCGGCTTGGGGCTGGGCGTATCGGCTTTGGCAGGCGGCTTTAAGCAGCCTAAGGCCGATCTTGATCCGGTCTCAAAAGCTGAACAAGAACGCTACCTTGAAAGTGTTCGACTAGGCCAGGAACGCGACAAGTTCATCAAAGAGGGTGGCTATGGTTTGGGAACTTCCCAATTTACCCCTTACAACCCAATTGTGAGCACGGACTACACCGCAACTCTTCCCATGCAAACAGCCCCGTCGGTTGTGAGGCCTACCGGCATTACAAACTCTACGGGCGTTGTTGCGCAGCCGTACAACCTCGCAGGCATGTACGGTGTGCCGCAGGTTTACGGGCAGGGAACACCCCAGCGGCTGGCCAAAGGCGGTATCCCTGAGCCCACGGATTTCCCCCGCAAGAACGGCCCTATCAACGGCCCCGGAACTGGAACGTCGGACGACATCCCGGCCATGTTGTCAGATGGGGAGTTTGTGTTTACCGCCAAGGCTGTTCGCAATGCGGGCAGCGGAAGTCGTCGCAAGGGTGCGGCGCGCATGTACAAGCTCATGAAGATGCTCGAAGGCGGTCCTGTAAAGGGGAAATAAATGGCAGATGTAACCACAACGGCACAGATAATGCAGGAGTCGCCTCAGATTGAGGCGGCAAAACTGCGCTTGATGCAACAGGCGGAAAACCTGGCTTTTAATGTCGGGAGTCCTACCCTTGGCTCCCAGCTGCCTGCCTACCAAGTAGCGGGGTTTTCCCCCGCGCAGCAAGCCGCGCTGGCTGCCGCTACTCAACAGGGCATCGGTGCGTACAACCCGTATATGACCAACGCCAACAGGGCGGTGGAATCTGCGTATACAACCACTGGCGAGGCCGCCGACATCTTGCGCGGCGCAGATACCCGCAATCAGTTTACCGATGCACAGGCCGCGATGCGCCAGGCCGGGCAAGCTGCCGCCAACACCACTTCTGGCATTGGCCAGATCAATGAAGGCTTGGGGTATTTGGACAGCGCCGCGCAGCGCGCAGCAGCGTCGGACACCACCGGCCAGTTTGCTGGCGCTCGTCAAGACCTGCAGTCAGGCCTTGGCGCGTTGTCCACGGCCCAGAACCTTGCGGCAGGCTCCAGTCAAGCCAATTTGAATCCTGCCACAACAAACATTGGCTTGGGCATTGGCGGGCTGAACCAAGCCCAACAGATGGCGATGAACAGCCGCAACGCGGACTTTGGCACTTCCCAGCAGATGATGGGAATTGCTGCTGACCAGCTTCAAGGTGCACAGCCCCAGTTTGACTCTGCCAACCAGCTGATTGGGTACGGAGTTGGACAAGGCCAGCAAGCTGTGGGCATGGCTGCTCAAGCGGCTCGCCAGCCCGGGTTCTACCAAGCACAAAATGCCATCAGCCAGGGCCTTGGCTCACTGAGCGGCGGCATGCAGGGGTACAACCCCAACTCTGCCCAGTCGTTCATGGACCCGTATCGTCAGCAAGTCATTGACGAGACAATGAAGCAGATGGACCGGCAAGGTGCAATTGCTGGTCAAAACTTGTCGGCGCAAGCAGTGAAGTCCGGCGCGTTTGGAAGTGAACGCGAGGGCGTTCAGCGGGCAGAGATGCAGCGCAACTTGATGGACCAGAAGTCTGCAACGATTGCCAACCTCCTGTCGCAGGGCTACAACCAGGCTCAAGCAAACTCCATGGCCACGTTTGAGCAACAGCAGCAGCGTCAGCTTCAAGGCGGCCAGGCAGCGGGTGCCCTTGGCTCTCAGTTGGCTGGTGTGGCTTCTCAAGCAGGTGGGCTCGGCCAGCAGGCCGCTCAGTTGGCTGCTCAACAAGGGCAGTTGGGTATTCAAGCGGGAACGCAGTTGGGCTCGTTGGAGGCCCAGCGTGCACAACTGGGCCAGTCCGGTGCAGGGCAGTTGGCCAACATTGGCCAACAGGTGGGCGCGCAAGCTGCGCAGCAGGCTCAGCTTGGCCAGGCCGCTGCGGGCCTGTACGGCAACCTGGCCCAAAACCAAGTGGCTGCAGGCCAGGGTCTTGGTCAGTTGGGTGTGCAGCAGGCTCAGCTCGGTCAAGGGGCTGCAGGGCAGTACTTGCAGGCAAGCCAGCAGTATGGCAACCTGGGCGCTCAAGGCGGCGCGTTGGCAGGCCAAGAGGCGGCCATCAACCAGAACATCTCCAACTTGCTGATGCAGCAGTCTCAGGCACGCAATCAAGCCGCTCAAACGGCGGGCACTTTGTATGGGCAGCAGGGTCAGCAGTTTCAACAGCTGGGCCAGGGCATTGGGCAGTTGGCTGGACAGCAGTTTGGCATTGGCCAGCAGCAAGCCCAGGGCTTGGGCGCAATGGCAGGTCAACTGGGTCAACTTGGCGTGCAGCAGGCCGCCTTGGGCCAGACGGCTCAGAGTATCCAGCAGGGCGACATCAACTTCTTGTACAACACTGGCCAGGCTCAGCAGGCTCTCAACCAGCAAGCGATCGACGCTCAACGGGCCACGAACCTGCAGCAGGTGTACTCCCCTTACCAGCAGGCCGCGTTCTTGTCGGACATCTACAAAGGTGCACCGTCTTCACAGATGCAAACTGCTATTCAAAGCCAGCCATCGGCAAGTCCGTTTCAGCAAGCCATAGGTATCGGCCTGGGGGCGCTGTCCACAGCTGCCGGTGCCAAAAAAGCAGGTCTTTTCTAAGAGGTCAATATGAACAAGAAAATGAAGGCAATGGATGACGATGTTGAAAACGTCGGCATCATGCAAGGGCTCATGGACTCCATGTCCGAAGAGGGCGATGACGAGGGCGATGATGGCGAGGACCCCGAAACAAAGTTGGAGCGTCGCCCTGATACGCCTGAAATCTTGATGAACAACTTGCGCGGCGACATGCGTTCTATTGAAGCGCGCCGAGACGAGCTGGCAGACCTGGTGGGCTACCAGGCTGCCACTGAAACACCTGAGTCCGTTTTGGCCATGCTGCAGCCAGTGTTGGCCAAGCAAGCTGGCGGTATTGGCGCGCTGCCTCAGTCAGCTCCCATGGCTGAGGGTCCCCAGCCTCCAATGATGGGCGGCGCACCTGGCATGCCTCCTCCTGGCATGCCCCCGCTGCCTCCTGGCGCAGGAATGCCTCCTCCCCCTCAACAGGGCGGAATTGCCGGGCTGATGGCAGGCATGGGTGGCGCTGGTAGCGCTGGCGGCCCTTCCGATCAGCCTCCAATTGCAATGGCCCGTGGAGGCTATGTCCAAAATTTTCAAGAGGGGTCAGATGAAGAAGGCGTGACCCCTGTTGCACAAGCACCTTCTGAACCGTCCATGATGTTTCCACCCGCGATGGTGGCCGCTGCACAGCAGTCGTCCATGGACCTGCTTAACCGCAAGGCTGCCCAGGCCCCTGGCATTGAAGAAGCTGTGGCCGCGCGCTTGCCGGTGTACCAAAAGATGCTGGGCGCAGACCGGGGCGCTGCTGAAGCGCAAATGCTGTTTGACCTCGGACAACGGGCCTTTGGCTTTGCCGCAAACGTGGATGATTCGGGCAAGCCGTTGCGCGGCAGCTTCATGTCGCGCCTGGCTGGAGCCACCCGAACACTGCCCGCTGCCATGGGCAAGCAACTTGACCAGATCAGCCAGATCGATCGTCAGATCAAAACCCTGGCATTGCAGCAGGGCGAGAAGGACATTGACAAAATCACAGCGCAAAACGCTGAGCTGGAAAAGCGCAAAGGAAGTCTGCTCAATGAGGTGCTGCGTGCGCAGGCAAGAATTGAGGCCAAAAAGATTGGTGGGCAACCAACCAACCCGTTTGGCAATAGCTTGGACGGACGCCTCATGAATGCGTTTGCGACCATTGGTCCAAAAGCTCAAGAAGGCACTGCTACGCCAGAGGAACTGCGGATTTTGTCGTTGGCGGCGGACAAGTGGACACAGCCTACTATGGTGCCAATCATGGACCCCGTGACGAACCTGATCAGCGGGTACCGAGAGGTGCGCAAAGAACTTCCTCGGGTCATGATGGGCGGCGCTGCTCCTGGAGGCGCTGCCCCAAGCGGTAGCGTGCCGCCAATGCCAATGGGCGATGGCGCTAATTCCAACCAAAGCGTGCCGCCAATGCCGATGGGCCAGCCGGGTCAGTCGGGTCAGCCAGCTGAGGCTGAAGCAGCGGCCAGTCCTGTAATTTCTTTGTGGAAAGACCGGTTCAAAATTGCTGGCCCAATAAACGCCGGAAAAGACGTTGTTTCAGGCATCCCATTTACTGGAGGCCAGTACCCCGACGTTCGCATAGCGCGCGGCGCAGCTACACAACAGGCCGAGCGCATGATTGACGCTTTGCTTAAAAGTACTGCAGGCAGTATTAGAGAGCAGGAGCGGTTACAGAACATAACCAAGATGAAGCCAAGTGCCCTGATAAGCCCTGAGGCATACGGTTCCGACCTTATTACGATAGGCCAAACTCTCCGCTCCGCAATGTCCGAGTATCAAAAGCAGGGTGCAGATAATTCTGGCTTGTCGTCTGCGGATAAGGGCAAAGCACGTCAAAAATATGCGGAGTTCTCTCAAGCGTACAACAACCTTGGGCTTCCTCCGGTTGTAACAAAGGAAGAAGACCTTCTAAAATATGCGCCAGGCACAGAAGTACTTTTCAACGGTACAAAACTTGCCACAGTTCCCCCTCGCTAAGGAAATTTAATGGCTGAAAACAATGAACTTCCCGCGTGGTTAAACCCATCAAAACCGGTTGATACCGGAGATGACTCGCTCCCCAGTTGGCTTAATCCGCCCGCTTCTGCTGCAGAGCCAAGCCTCGTGGACAAGGCGGGGCAGTACGTTCAGGGTGCGGCCCAAGGGCTTATCAGCGACTCCCCTACGGTGGGCGGCGCTGTCGCTGGACTGAGACTTGGCCTGCCGTTTGGCGGACCTACAGCGGTGGGAGGAATGCTTCTTGGCGGGGGCCTGGGTTACTTTTCGGGTAAAAGCGCAGAAGATGCCTACAAAGACTTTTTTCCAGAGTCTGAGAACCCCGACATAAAGCCGTTTCGAGAGGCGGGAAAGACTTTTGGCAGTGGCCTGTCCTTTATGGCCGTTGCGCCATACCTGCCCACAATGACGGGCAGCCGCGTGGGCCGCTATCTCACAGACATCCGTGACTCTGCTGTGCGCAACCCAAAGTCCTTCAAAGCCAGCGAGACCTTAGGGGCACTTGGTGCAAGCGCGGGGGCGGGAATAGCAGAGAACGTGGACCCTGGTGCGCCTCTTTCGCGACTGGCGGGAGAAGTTGGCGGCGGATTATCCACCTCATTGAGCCGTGCTTTGATCAGTCAGGCAGGCACCATAACTGAGGGCCTAAAAAGAGTGGTGGGACAAGCCAGCGAAAGCTCCCGTGAAGCCCGCGCCGCAAACCGGCTGAGAGAAATCCTTGAAGTTTCTGGAGAAGACATCCCCGCGTTGATTCGTAGATTGGAAGAGGGAATGCCAATTGACCCGCTGTCCATGACTGGCGCAAAACGTCTTACGCCCAGTTCCGCACAAAAAACGGATAGCCTAGGGTTGACCGCGTTGGAATCCGCGCTGGGGCAGACTAACAAGAAATTTCTTGCTGACACGCGTGAGCAAGGCAGACTGGCTGCCTCAGCTTACCAGCTGTTAACAGATCGTTTAAAAAATATCGGTACTCCTGACTCGTTGGCTATGGCTGCTAAGCTGCAGGAAACACGTTTTAATTCAATGCTTGACAATCGTCTGGATAACGCTGACAAGATTGCGGCTTTGAAGATTTCCAAAATCAGTCCAGACGCGCCTCAAGCTCGTCAGGCTATTGGCACCATTGTCAAAGAGCAAACCGAAACTGCGTTGCGCGATGCACGAGATTACGAGAGTAACCTGTGGACAACTGCTTTAAGTAGTTTGACTAAGCCCAGCGCCAAGACAACCAAGCAACGAACGGTGATTGGGCAAGACCCTGACACGGGAAAAGACATTGTTCGGTACATTCCACGAACAGAGAACGTTGCCCCCACGATTGCTCCTTCTAGTACCGCCAATAGTTTTGTGGAGCGGGCCTCCTCCGTAGGGCAAGCGCTGTACGACAAATCTATCCCAGAGTCTGTTCGCGACATCATGAAGACAATGGGCGTGGACAAAGAGTCTGTAAAAAGGTTTCGCGCAGGGCGACTGTCACAAGAATTCCTTGATACAGGAGTTGTCCCCGATCGTTTCATGCCAAAGACTAAAGAGATAAGCATTGACGAGCTAGTGAACTACCGATCTGAGCTGCTTAAGATGTCTCGTGAAGCGGCTGGAAAAGGCGATGCCAA